TTAAAATTTGCATGGTATTTTATTTATCTCAATAAGAAGCTCTTCTGTATTTTTATGCGTATATACTCCCTTAGTAATATCTGTTACTGAATGACCCACAATGAGCTTTAGGCAAAGATCATTAATTTGATATTTATCAGCGAGAGTAATAAAAGTATGGCGGGTATCGTGAGGTATATGATTCAATTTCAATCGTTTGGCAGCGGGCTTCCAGTAGTTTGTTAAAAAATTTGTATATGATAAAGCTTTCCCGCTCATGTTTGTCAGCAAATACCTATTACCCTGGTTATAATATCTCTTAAAGAAAGGCAGAACTGCATCATGAATAGGAACGGTCCGGTTAGTACCCGCCTCTGTTTTCATACCACCTATTATATATTTCTCTTGTAGATAAACATTTTTTCTTTCAATGGATATAAATTCACTGGCTCTTAGGCCGGTATAAATCATCATAAGAATTACATCGACAAAGGGTTCTTCTTTATTATTCCAAAGCATTTTTAATTCGTCTTCAGTGAATGGTATGTGCATTATTTCTTCTGTTTTCGTATATTCCCAAGTCACAAGTTCCGCATAATTCTTTTCACAATATTCATTTTTAATCCCATATTCGAACATTTGAGAAATCACTGTTTTTGCCATTGCGACAGTGGAATCTGATTTCTCTTTAAGGGTATCAGCTATCTCTTGAATATCTTTGGTACGAATTGTTGCAAACTTTCTCTGATGAAGAGGTTCAAAACGTCTATAAGCGATTCCATAGTTTCGTATGGTAGCTGCAGATGGTGATTTTATTAAATTTGTTTTAAATTTCAGCCAATCATCATACAACTCAGTAAAAGTTGGCATATCAGAAAATGACTGATGTTCTAATACGACCTTTCCCGCATTGTAATCAGCCAGGTAAGCATAAGCTTTTTTCTGATTTTCAAAATACTCTAAATATTTGTATGTTTGAATATAGCCTTTTTCAGTTTTCTTACGGCCACTATTATGCGTACTGCATAGGGTTTTCTCCGTTTCCCAGACAACTTAATAACAGATCCATATCCATTTGGTAGTTTCATAAAATCCTTCCTTTCTTAAAAAAGAGTACAAAAATAGCACCATACCGGTTTACAGGTTAGTGCCAGGGTGATACAATATCTTTGCAAGAATAGTATGTATCGGCACTGCCGGTATAATCTATGTAAAGCCGTTCGGTGTTGGTAGCACCGGGCGGTTTTGTAATTTAATTAATAGCATTTCGAACAGGGAGTTCTTCCGAGTGACTCAGCTTCTGATTGTGTCATATGAGATGGATTTTTCATATTACTGCAATTAGAATTAGAGTGGTATTTTGTTCCTGTTCTTGACACCCATACCAATTGTTCCTTATTATTTGAGGTGGTTTCCTTAGACGCAGTTTGTGTTGGTTGAGCAGCCCCTGATTTACCAGAGCCCCCGCTTTTTGCGGTTGAAGTGTTCTGTGTAGTCTGTGTTTGAACAATGCCGGAAATAATTAGTGCACCGTTCGAATTTACGGTTTTACCATCAGGTGTAGTCGTATTAGTAAGGCAGTAGCCTTTTTCATTGAAATAGTAACATTCTGAAACACCATTTGCATCCCCGTCAATCCATTGCCAAGCATTAACTGGATATGTACCATCATCGTTCTGATACCACCATCCGTTGGAATCTGACTGCCATTGTCCAGCAAAAGAAGCGAAGCTCAGCATTAAAGACATCATAGCAGTTGCAATTAACAATTTAAACTTTTTCATCCCATTCCCTCTTTTCTTTAGATTTTTATTAAAAAGCCTACAGGCTATTTTAATTCTATTTTGAAATCAAAATCAGGATCCCCATGAGTAATAGTTAAATATTGTTTTAATAAATATTTTGCATCTTTATCTGAAAGCTTATCTATCAGTTCATTCCACTTATTTTATCTTTTTCACGGATAATTACAGCGGCACTTCTTGTCGAAATCATATTTATATCCTATTATATCAAAACACTGGTCCGTGTAAATGATAATACTCCGAACACTTAAATATATATTCTTCCCCTACAATAAAACGGCGAACATTTAGAAAGTCAGATACGTTATTATAATAATCTGATTCTTTTTCAATTGAAATATTGGTTGTTGCATGAATGCATGGGAAAAACCAATCGCGTATATTTTTATGTAAGTTTTTATGTTCCCACAAGGGAAATGTCTTATAGTCTGCCAATATTCGGTTTGCTGCCATGCATGATACATCAAAAGTCTCACAAATATTTTTTACCGAATCAAGATGTAAATACCAAATGATGGATCTGGGAGCCAAGATATTACTAGCAAACAGATCCGCTTCTTTTTCGTTACCAGAAGACTCCCCTTCATGATTAAGAACAATATGGCCAACTTCATGCATCAGCGAAAACCGTTGGCGTTCTGTATGAAGGAATTTATCATTGTAAAAAATCACTCCCTGAAGAGTGAAAGCATCGTTACTAACTTGTAGGCACTTCCTGATCTTTGCTTCTGGTAGATCCGAGTATTTATATAATGGTATACCAAGGTCTGTAATAATTTTAATACAGTCAATTGGGAAAGTTTTTACATCACATTTCTTAAATACTTCTAATGTTTTCTCAATTATTCTGATTTGCTCCAACAAAATTTCTCCTTAGTCATCGGACAGAAGAGTTCTTATAATGTCCTGTTTTTGTTCGAGCGTGAGTTTCTTTCCATTTCTGGCAATTAGACTTTGAATGTCTTCATAGGTTGGTTCGTAAATATTTCCGGATTCACCTCTTGCCATCTCATCTAACCCCTCAACCGTAATACCCAATTCTTTGCAGATCGATATCACAATATTAACACTTGCACCGCCGACACCTCTTTTTAAAATAGAGTACAGTGTGCTTTCTGATATTCCACATTTCTCAGCAAAAGCTCTTTTACTGAGCCCGGTATCATTAATCAATTTTTCTAATATTCTAGCTTTTTCCATTTTTTCACCTCACTTAGTACAACAATAGTATACGCGCAATTACGCGAAAAGTAAAGTGAAATATTCGTGAATACGCACATATTATTACGTAACATAATATTCATGCAATTGCGCGAATAAACATCTTGACAATGCGTGCAATTGAGCGTATTATATAAGCAAGGTTAGCGCAGTTGCGCAGATGATTGGAGGTGAGAATATGTATAAAAACCTTCTGTTTGCAATGAATGAGAGAAAAATAACGTTCACTCAAATATCTGAACTGCTTCAATGTCAGTTAAGGACAGTTTCAGAAAGATGTAAAGGAGTGTCAAAAACAGAATTTACTGTTAGTGAGGCTCTATTGATGAAGAAAGTGTTTTTCCCTGAATACGACTTCAATTGGTTGTTTGATAAAGAGAAGTTGTCAGCATAATAAAAGAACACACGTTCGAATAGTTATAATATATCACTGTATCAGGAACGTGTCAATTAAAAAGGGGAAATTTGTCGAGAATGAGAGGAGAAGACTCATGTCAGCATTGGATAAAGTCTCTACTGCGCAAGCAGCAAGAGAACTAAAAACAACAATACTCAATATTCAGGAAAGTCTTATTCAGGGGCAGATGCCTATTGGCTATGCCCAGAAAAGAAGAAACAGTTCCAGATATAACTTCGTAATATATCGTGGTCTTCTGGATTCATATATAGAAAAAATTGAATCCGGTGAGCTGTTTGACTTTTCCCGTGGGGAGGAGGTGAAAGAGTAATGAGAACTTTATCAGTAGCAGAGCAAAAGGATGTTAACTTGATCCCGGTTTTGGAAATTGATAGGCAGGTTGTGTCAGGTAATTGGTATCCGGTGTGTATTAATGATGGTCGGATCATTGGATCAGAAGATGAAAAGTGAGGTGCTCAAGTTGGACAAGCGGAAAGCAGCTGAGATCATTTTACAGGCTATTGATGATCACGGCCCAGTCCAAGTTAACTGGAATATGGAAGATCATTGGATTAGTGCCATTCTAAGAGGCCTTACCATGATAGACTTGGCTGAACAAACAGAGACCTCAGGAGCTGCAACTCCCAGGGAATCAAAAAGATACTAAATAATTTTACAATACCAGTATAAGGGATTCGCAGGAGGAAATCAAGATGGAAGAATTATTAAATGCTATTTTAATGGCATCTTTAACTGAATCAGAAAAGGCTAAGATTGAACAGCCAGTATTTGTTTCTGTAAAGAAAGATCCAGGGTTGAACGGTAAAGTTACGACTGAAATATATGGTCCATCAACTAGCGTTATTACTTGTTGTGTTATTTTACTTTTTAAAGTGGTGAAGTCAATATCGCCAGAGTGTAAGGCAATACAGAAAGAAATCCTTGAAACGATTTATACAATGGCAGCTGATAATTTGTAGCTTAAATAGGAGGAGAAAGCGCTATGGATACATTACAGAACAATACAGTTACTTTAATCGGAGAAATTGTTTCCGGTTTTACTTTTAACCATGAGGTATTTGGCGAAGGATTTTATTCAGTAGATTTGGCTGTTACTCGGCTCAGCCAGCAGGTGGACGTAATTCCTCTGATAATTTCAGAACGTCTCATCGATGTCAAAGGAAATTACGAAGGTTGTACCATAGAAGCGATTGGTCAGTTCCGTTCCTATAATCATCATGAGGGAACAAAGAACCGCCTTATACTTTCTGCCTTTGTCCATGAGATACGTTTTATGGAGGAATTTACCGATTATACCAAAACCAACCTGATTTCGCTAAATGGATACCTGTGCAAACCGCCTGTGTATAGAAAGACTCCTCGTGGGCGTGAAATTGCAGACTTACTTCTCGCAGTGAATCGCCCTTACGGGAAATCGGATTATATTCCATGCATTGTATGGGGGAGAAACGCAAGATATGCTTCAGAGCTTTCTGTCGGCTGTAGGATGGAAATATTTGGAAGAATCCAGAGCAGAGATTATGAAAAGAGGGTATCAGAGACAGAAATTGACTGTCGTAGGGCTTATGAGGTTTCTGTTTCTAAGTTGGAGGTATATGACAAATGATTAAAGACAGAGCAAAAGATGTGTTAATAAATATGGGAATGCCGGCTTCTGTCATCGGTATTGATTACATAGCTGAAATCATGGAATTATTTGAAACAGGATTTCATGATATTAAAATCATGGCTCTATATGAAAAGATCGGTAAAAAACACAGCACAACCAGTACTGGTGTTGAAAGAGCCATACGTCATGCTTTTAGAATAGTTGTTACGAAGGGTAACCGTTCAATGATAGAAAAATATTTATCTATTGATAATACCACAAATTCTAATCTGTTACACCTACTCTACTATCGACTGAAACAGGAAGAGGAATGTTGTGTTGAGCCGGCAGGATCTGAGTCTAAAGTGGATTTAAGTAAACGGGATCCATACAAAGATCTTGAAAAGGATATGATTCAGGCTATTCAAAAATTTATTAAGAATTTAAGGGAGGAAAATGCAAATGCATGTAGTAAAGTTGGTTAGTGCTCACTGTGAGAATTTCAAAGGTTTTAAAAACTTTGACGTACAGTTTGGGGACAAGATTACTCATATTAAAGGTGCAAATGGCTTGGGTAAATCCACCACTGCAGAATTGCTTATGTGGGTGCTTCATGGAGTAGGTAATGACTTGACCAGCAACCCTAAGGTGCGCCGGGAAGTCAATAAGGTTCCTGTGGCTGATGTTCCGGTGGTGGGTGAAATCACAATGATGGTTGATGGGAAAGAAATTATTGCAAAAAAGATCCAGAAGCGGACAACTAAAAAAGATAGTAGTTACTCTGACGATAATACATATTCCATCAATGGCGTGGAGAAAAATCTTAAAGACTTTATTGCTTATTTTGAATTTGATTTTGATGATTTACTTATGTGTATGAACATCGGGGCGTTTCTGGCGAAGAAGCCTAAGGATATGAGAGATTTTCTTTTTAAGCTGCCGCAGGATATTACCATAAATGATATTGTCGCAAAGTATCCGGAATTTACGGAATTGGTGCCGTTACTAGAAAAGTATGACGTTGAAGAGATTTTTTCCATGAATAAAGCGAGTGTGCTGAAACTGAATAAAGAAATTGCTGGTTATCCTGGTCGGATCGATGAAGTCAATCGTCAGATCGTGGAAGATGTCGATACGGCTGAACTGGAATTACAGAAAAACGAGTTGCAGCGCCAGATTGCAGGCATTGAGAAGCAGGAAGAAGATTCTCTTGCACAGTCAAAGCAGTTTGATTCCATGTCCAAAGATATTATGGACCTGCAATTCAAACGTTCCGGTATTGAACAGGCTGCCAATGCAGTTCTGATTGAGCATAGGAAAGAGATACAAAAACGAATTGATGAAGCAGAACTTCAGTTTCGACAGGCTATGAATAATTCTTCCATGGCAGAAATGGATAAGCAAAGATTACTGGAAGCTATAGACCGGAAAAAAGAACATAAAACCAGTTTGTTGGAAGAATACACTAATACATCACAGAGAGTCTTTCCTCAGTATGTGGCGCTTCCTAAATTTGTATCAGATAGTTTTGTTTGCCCAACCTGCGGACAGGAATTACCAGAAGCTGTGAAGATTCAAAAACAAGAGCAGTATGAAATAAATAGCCAGAAGCACCGTGAGAAATATGAGAACGAGAAGAAAGAGTGGGAAAAGCAAAGATCGGATCTGCTGGTCACAATATCTGAAAAGGGACGTACATTAAAAGCTGAAATTGAACAGCTAGAGATAAAAGAACTTCCTGAAATTGAGAATCGTATAAAGTCTTCCAACGAGCTGAAAGTTGTAGCTAATGGTGCAAAGAATAAGGCTATGGAAGAGTTAAATTCACTTCCAAATAAGGTTGATTTATCGGACAACCAGGAATATGAATCCCTTTGCCAAGAGATTCTCAAAAAGGAAGAAGCTCTAAGATCTGTGAATACTGGCGCTGATTATCGAGCAACCCTCCGGTCGCAAAAATCCGAGTTGCAGGCTGAATTGGATTCTGTTAAAGAGAAGATTTCCAGAACGGTTAAGAATGTAGAACTGGAAGAGAGATTAACCTTTTTACGAAATGAACAGCTGCAGAAAGAACAGTCAAAAGCAGGCTGTGAGAAAATTCTTGATTTGCTGGATCAGCTCGATCAGAGAAAGAATGAACTTTTGGTTGATTCAATCAACAGCTATTTTGGCGGCAGGGTAACATGGGATTTGTTTGCGTTTGCCAAGAATGGTGGATATAAAAAAGATTACTGCGTTCCCAGAATTGACGGATACGAGATTCACGATAACACGGCGAACCATGGTAGAAAAATTGAAGCCATGATGATTATCGCTTTGACTATTCAGAAGATCGTAGGCATTCAGTGTCCGGTCATACTTGATGATGGGGAAAGCCTTGACCCGTGGAGGTTGCCAGTATGTGAGAGCCAGTTGATTATTATGAGCAGAGCAGATAACAAAGAGTTAATAGTTGAGGTTGCATAATGGACGCTGATAGCCTTGTGCGCATTACGGAGTTCATACATGCATTGAAAATATTTATTACAGCAGGTAAACGTCTAAAAGATGAAGATATAAAATATTTGAAACAAATAGTAAAAATAATGGAAAAGGAAATGGAGGGGAGTTAATGCAGATTATAAAAGTGCAGTTTTTAAAGGGAGAAGTCCCAAGTGGTAAAGCATATACATATTTTTCAGATGAAGTGGTAACTGTCGGGGATTTGGTTCAGATAAACTCTTCTGCAAAGGGAATTGTTGCCGAAGTTGATATATCAGAAAGCGAGATTAAAGCTTTTCGGGATAAAGTTAAGGCGATTGCTGGAAAAGTTGTTGAAGTGTCACAAGAAAAAAACGATGAAAAGAAAGGGGATAAATAATCATGGCAAAACAGGAAGTAGTGGCGACCGGAAAACAGCAGGCAGCTTTGGTAGTAAATAATGCTTTCATTGACGGCTTAAATGCACAGTTGAAACAGAAGCAGGAATATGGGCTTACATTCCCGGCAGATTACAATCCTACAAATGCTTTAATGGGGGCATATCTGATTTTAAAAGAGACCAAGGACAGAAATGGTAAATATGTTTTAGAAACATGTTCACAGGCCAGTATTGCCAATTCGCTTATGGACATGGTGACAATGGGATTGTCAATGCAGAAGCGGCAGTGTTATCCGATAGCCTATGGCGGAAAGTTGCAGTGTCAGGTTTCCTATCATGGTCACAAAGCCATGGCACATAGATACGGGGCTAAAGATATTAATGCAGAGGTCATTTACGAAGGCGACACATTCAAATATCACATTGAAAATGGTCGAAAGATTCTTGATGAACACACACAAGATTTTGAGAATATCGACCTGACTAAGATCAAAGGTGCTTATTGTATAGTTGTCTTTGATGGCGGCAGTACATACATGGAAGTAATGAATATTAATCAGATTAAAACAGCATGGAAAAAGGGATATGGATACAAAGAGAATAGTGGCACTCATGCGGAATTTACTGACATGATGGCAAAGAAGACAGTGATTTCCAGAGCCTGCAAGCAGATTGTTCAGCAGTATGGTGATGTATTTGCTATCGAAGCAGTTGACAAGGCAGAAGATATTGATTCGGCAGACGTTGTTGCAGAGGACGTAGCCTACGATGTTCAAAGTTATGCCAATGCGCAGGAATTTCCAATGCCAGAGGATCCAGAGCCGATTGATCAGGAAGAAGTACCTGCAGGTGATGAAGTTCCAAAACAGCAGGCAGAAGCCGAGCCAGAGCCAAAACCACAGCCACAGAAGCCTGATTGGGCATAAGGAGCATTAATGACAGATAAGGAAAAGCTTGAGCATATCGCAAATATTTACGGCTTAGATAAACAGCTTCCCATTCTGGCAGAGGAATGTTGTGAGTTGGGACAGGCGGCTCTTAAATTGACTAGATATCCATTTGACCCCGCCTGCAAAACCCATCTATATGAAGAACTGGCAGATGTAAAAATCATGGTTGACCAAATTACTCACTTGATGGGACCGGATAAAATCCAGCCTTATATAACTGCAAAACTGAATCGACAGATTGAAAGGATTAAGGGAACATTAAACCCAAATGAAAAGGTCGATTGATATGGTATTAAAAGTAATCGGCAGTTCCAGTAAAGGAAACGGATATGCACTAATAGCAGATAATGAAATCCTACTTCTGGAATGTGGTTGCCCGTTCAAAGAAATTAAAAGAGCCATTGACTGGCAAATTCTAAAGATAAAAGGTTGTTTGCTCACACATGGGCATTCAGATCACTCTAAATATACTAAAGATTTTCTAAAAGCCGGAATCCCGGTACATACCAACGATGAAACAAAACAAACGGTGGGAGAAATTCCCGGAGCACAGTTATACGGAGTACCAGAGTTTAAAGCGATACGGATAGGAGGATTTAAAGTTATTCCTTTCCATGTTCCGCATAATGGAACACCAAACTATGGTTATCTGATTGAACATAAGGAAATGGGAAGATTGCTGTTCGTCACAGATTATGAGTACATACCATACAATTTTCAGAAACAGCCGATTCAACACTTCCTGATTGAAGCAAATTACCAGGAGCAGTTCATTGACCGGGATTTACCGAACTATGAACATAAACTTCTGGGGCATGCATCTCTGGAAACCTGTATCGGAGCCATTAAAGCGAACAATTCACCGAACCTTAGGAATGTGATAATGTGCCATCTGGGAGCCGGTTCTAGTTCGAGTAAGTATTTTATTAACGAAATGCAGAAAGTGACTGGCAGAAGTATTAACGTGGATTGCGCAGTGCCAGGGCTTACAGTGGAACTGAATAAAAGTCCATTTTGATGAAAGGAGTTTTATGAAAGACGTAGCAAGAGTAATTGTTACATATAACTGCCCTCGCAATTGCCCGAATTGCTGTAATGAGTATATCGGAAATGTACCGGCGGTTAATTTTGAGGATTTATTGAAATATAAAGAACTGGTTATTACCGGTGGAGAACCTATGGAAATTGCCCCAAGAGTGGTGGAAATGATTCACAGACTTCAAGCAAATGAATACACTGGGAAGTTATGGCTTTATACATCTTGCCTTAAAGCAACTAAATGGGCGGATAGAGCAGTTTTGCAAGCGGTGAATGGAATTACATATACCTTACATCACAAGCCATCACAGAAAGATTTAAGTGATGTATGTAAGTTAAATAAATACCTATTGGAGAACCTTGATAATCGGGCGCATGACCGTTCTGACCGTCTGCTGATCGATAGTAGGTGTTATACAGAAGAGGTTCTGAAAATTATTGGTTTATATGATACTGGTACAAAGCATTGGTCGAGCATTAAAACACTGGAATGGAAAGATGATGAATGCCCGATTCCAGATAATGAGGAGTTGGTCTATTACGATTTGGAAAGAGAATAAAACAATCCCCAAATATTCAAAAGCTGAAAATACGATTGAAATATTACGTTCTATGAATCCTGTGGAGCGCCGTGAATGTTTAATTTCTAATAACATAAGGTTGGCTATTTCAGTAGCGCAGAAGTTCAGCTATGAAGAAGACTATGAATCTGTAGCAATGATTGGATTGATTAAGGCAGCTGACACTTTTGATATAGAAAAAGGCATTAACTTCGCTACATATGCTACAAGGGTAATTCACAATGATATTTTGATGTACATTCGTAGAATTAAAAAATACTCAAAAGTTGTATCTTTTGAAACCATTATCCCTGGTACTGATGAAACTCCTTTAACCATTGGCGATACTTTAAGCTACGACGATGACAAAATAAACGAGCTCGAAAAAGCAGAAGGAATAAAGGCACTTTATGATGCTATACATTCTCTTCCGGATAGGGAATGTAAAATCATCTGCTTGCTATACGGCATAGGAGAGGCAAGGCGTTATAAGCAACATGAGGTTGCTGAACGATTCGGAATTTCTCAATCATATGTAAGCCGTGTAGAAAAAAGAATACTTAAAAAGATGAAAACAATGTTGAAAAATTACAGATAGATGGGACCGCAAAGTCCCTAAACTATAATACGTTTTTTACCCGGGTTGAAATATATGTAACTTGTCAATTAGTGCCTATGGAGGAAAATATCATGGCAGAAGTAAATTTAAAAGAGTTCGCAGGCGGCGCCCTGCAGGAGAAGTTTGATGCAGCTATGGGAAAGGTTCTGGAGAATATGCAGGATCCAAATACCCCGTGGAAAAATAAGAGGGCTATCACCGTTAAGGTCACCTTGCAGCAGAATGAGGACCGTGACGATGCCGAGGTCGATGTTTCCGTTGAAACTAAAACGGCTCCGGTTGCTCCAATTGCTACCAGAATGGCAATCGGTAAGGATCTTAAAACTGGTGAAACATTTGCTCAGGAATATGGAAAGCAACTTCGCGGACAGATGTCCTTGAAAGACTACCAGACACCGCAGGGAGATTTAAAGGTTGATGGTAAAACCGTTGATACAGAAACCGGAGAAATCAAAGAAGAATCAGATGGCAAAGTAGTTGATTTGAGAGCAGCCAAACAGGCTTAAGGAGGATTTGAATTATGGATATGACAAGAGACGCATTACAGTATGTAGTTGGATTAAAAGAAGCAATGCTCCTGGAGATCAATGGAGATACATATACCGATAAGGAAATTTACAGAGTAGATAATGATCTCCGGGCAGCGGCAATTGATATGTATACGCTTACAGGCCTTATCGACTATGCGAAAGCATTTACCGGTGAAATGTCTGAACAGATGCTGGTACAGGTGGTTTCCCCTACGGAAGTTAAGTTGATTTCCTGCCTTGATACAGATCGGAAGCGTGAATGTCTTGTAAATGTAAAGGCTATGATTCCAGAATTCAGCTATGGCAGGTACATTGACCATGAAAGTTTTATCATCGCTTTACAGTCAAAATTTATCAGTAATGATGACAGAGCTTTATTACTTAGATTTGCCGGCACTGTAAAAGATGAATCCGTGGCTCAGTATGGGGATGATGGAGTAACCCAGACGGCTACGATTAAGACAGGAATTACTTCTGTTGACAAAGCAATCGTTCCTAACCCGGTGAATCTGCGCCCGTTCCGTACCTTTGTTGAAGTAGAGCAGCCTGAAAGTGCATTTGTATTCCGTATGAAGCAGAGCGAAGGGCGCGGAGTGGAGTGTGCCATCTTTGAAGCTGATGGTGGTGCTTGGAAGAATGAAGCCATGAGAAACATTAAAAACTATCTTGGATTTGCCCTGGAAGAATTACCGGGATTTACAGTGATTTCATAACAACATATACCCGCCGGTTCAGTAATGGACCGGCGGAGAAAGAAGGACATAAGTATGAATCGTGTGATTTTATGCGGGAGATTAACCCGTGATCCAGAAGTGAGATATTCCCAGGGTGAAAAAGCTATGGCCATAGCAAGATATACACTGGCGATAGATCGTAAAAAACGAAGAGCTCAGGATAATAATGAGCAGACAGCAGATTTTATTAACTGTATATCCTTTGACAAAGGTGGAGAGTTTGTAGAAAAGTATTTCCGACAGGGCATGAGAGTGCTTGTTTCTGGCAGAATTCAAACCGGAAGCTATACAAATAAGGACGGTGTAAAAGTCTATACGACAGATGTTGTTGTTGAAGAACAGGAATTTGCTGATGGTAAAAATGCTTCTTCTGGCGGCGGAAGTCAGCCGGCAAATGCTCAGGGTACTTCTGGTGCTATTGGTAATGATTTTGTTAATATCCCAGATGGAGTTGAGGATGAAGGGTTGCCCTTTAATTAATAGGAGGTGCCGCATGTGAAGAAGAAAAATGAACCGAAGCCATCTGAAGTGATAAAGGATTTTCTTGATTACTTAGTGACCTGCCAAAAAGAATATCAGGCAGCATGTACAGAAATGTTTGCAGAAGATAAAAAAGTACAAGATTTTCTTCATGCGATTGAATTTGAGAATAACTGCAAGGAGCGTAATAAAATCACCACGCGCTGGCATATCAGCCGGAACAGGCGTAGAGCTGCGAAAGATAGATCCCTGGAGTTTAAACGAGTTGCAGAATTTTATTCTGATAAATCTAATAAGCCCTTTATTGATAAATTGCGCAGCATGGTTAAAGATCAGAAAAAGGAAGAGGAATGGCTTGAAAGTGAGCGTGTCTATAAGCAGAGAGTGGGTGAAATAAATGATACTGCTTGAAGATACCAGACAACAGGAAAAGAAACATGAGGTAAAACATCAATATTTCCGGTCAGTAGGTATTCATTGGAACCGTACTTGTTTATATTGCGGAGATTATACTCTCCCAGCAGATCAAAGTATTTGTATTGATACTAAAAAAGATATAGCCGAGCTTATAGGGGATATCCAGGTTAAGCAAATGCCTAAAAAAGAAGTGAAAGATAAAGTATATGAAATCTGTAAAAATGAGCGCATTTCATTTGATCTTGCTGATGATATATATCATGCGATATGTGACGATGATGAAGATCGATTTGCAGAAAAAGATATAAATGAAGTTTGCTACAAACATGCTTTATCTGAAAGCATAATGGCTTCATTTCAGGCGCTTTATGTCAAACGACACGGATTCTTTCACCGAGGACTTAAACGGGCGCAGAATAGCGGAATACGGCTTTACATACTGGTGGAGAACGGGGACGGGGTAACTTGCATAGATGATTTGTCCCATTGGCACAATCCCAGGCTTGACACTATGATAAACAGCAATCAGATGATCGGCTTCTGGGGAAATGGAAAGCCACGGTATAAAAAAGTCTCGAAATATCCCTATGCAGCAACCGGAGAATGGCTGGCAAAGGCCTGCCTGACGATGGAAGAGAAATACGGGTGCAAGTTTCTTTTCTGCAGGCCGGATGAATCTGGATCAAAGATCTTGAAACTGTTAGGAGTGAATGATTATGCAGAAAAAACCTCCTAGATGCTGCTATCCTGATTGCTTCAATTGCCCATATGCCGATTGTAGAAATGACCAATTGGAAGCAGAGGATTATTCAGAATCCAATACCCGAGATTATGAGCATTACGAAGCCTGGAATGATGAGAAGTTACATAGGAATGCCGGAAAGGATTATCACATTGGCCGTCAAACGGAGGCCAAGCGTGGTGTTAGACCTTACGTTGATCGACATGAATATAATCAATCTTATTACAAGCGACGTCGGGAAGAAATTCTGGATAAAATAAAGGTTAATTATGATACGAATAAAAATACGGAAAGATGCCGGAAATATGTAACGACTCATTATGAACAAACGAAGCAGTATCAAAGTGATTATTACAGTAGAAATGCTGAAAAGAAACGGGAATATGCGCGTTTAAAATATCATCAAAAGAAAGCTCAAAAGGAAGTAGTTATTGACGGGAGGGTGTAAATATGACACATAGTTTTGATTCAGAAATAGCAGGGGAATATGGAATTTTAGAAGCCGTTCTCCTCAACCATATTTATTATTGGATTGAAAAGAATCGTGCAAATGAACAAAACTTTTATGACGGTAATTACTGGACTTATAACAGTACAAGAGCATTTAATGAACTATTCCCTTATGTGTCTGAGCGACAAATTAAAAATGCCCTGAAGCATTTACGTGAAGAGGAGATTATCATTACCGGAAATTACAATGAAAATGCCTATGATCGTACTTTGTGGTATGCATTGTCTGAAAAAGGATTATCCATTGTGCAAAAACGTCCAATGGAAGAGACAAAAGCGTCCAATGGAAAGGGCGATAATGTTCGACCTATACCAGATATAAAACCAGATAATAAACCAAATATAGAACCAGATAATAATACAGTATCTAACGATACTGTTCGTAGCACTGACGTGCAACGCGTAGTTGAGGCTTGGAACTCTTTACCGGCAGTAAAGCACATAGCAAGATTGGTGCCGGAATCTCAAAGGCATGAATGGCTAAAAGTTCGGATAAGAGATTACGGGATTGATGATGTTCTAAATGCCATTGATAATATTCGCTATAGCCCTTTTCTTCTTGGGCAAAGCAAAGGAGGCTGGACCGTAACTTTTGACTGGTTTGTAAGACCAAATAATTTTCCTAAAGTCCTTGATGGTAATTATCTTGAGAATAAGCCGGAAGAACCACAGCCTACGGATAGCGGAGGAGAGATATGGCAGTAGCGGATAACGAATCAGATAAAATCATAATTTACACTGATGGTTCAGCTCTTAATAATGGTTCTCCTGATTCTGGCTGTGGTTGGGCAGCCAAATTAATCTACAATGGGAAATACCGCCTTAAGAGTGGTGGATGTCGTGGGAAAACTAATAACCAGATGGAAATGTTAGCAGTTTTGAATGCTTTGAAGTCCATAACAGATCGAGATATTCCTGTAGTTCTTTACTCAGACAGTAAGTATGTCATTGAAACATTAAACGGAAATTACCGTATGAACAAAAACATAGAACTGTGGAATGAGTTGATACCTGTTTATAAGAGTTTCGCTGATATCAAATCAATCTGGATACGAGGTCATAACGGTGAATCCCACAACGAGGAAGTTGACAGAGCTGCAGTGGAGGAATCAAAGAAATGGCAGTAGGACAGAAATTATTTGATCCTGATGAAATCCGCAAAACAATAAATGTCATCAAGCCTGATGGTGAACTGTTTGAGGTTCGATGCCTGGAAGCAAATGGTCGGAAAGTTTACAGTGGATATTTTAAATCTCCGGAATCCTTGATTGACCAGCTGTGCCGGCTAAATTCTACTGATAGCAATATTTACATAACCCTGGGCAAGGTGAAGGAAGAATGCTATTCCCGGGAGCAGCGAGAAAAGTTTGTTATGAATGCAAAGAATACGACTAATGATAATGACATTGTGGGATATAAATGGCTTTTCATAGATGTGGATCCACAAAGGCCGGCCGGCGTTTCCAGTTCTGAAGAACAGCTACAGAAAGCAAAAGAACGTGGCAATCGGATTTATGTATTCATGAAGAATCTTGGATTTAATGATCCGGTAACGGCATTGAGCGGTAACGGTATCCATCTACTATATCGGATACAGATTGCTAATAACGATGATAACAAGAAGCTGGTCAAAGCTTGCTTGACCGCGCTGGATATGTTCTTCAGTGATGATGAATTAAAGATTGATACCACCAATTTCAATCCCTCTCGGATTTGTAAGTTATATGGGACCATGGCTCGAAAAGGCAGCAATACGGAACAGAATCCTCATAGGCTCAGCCATTTGCTTTCAGAGGGCAGCAGGGAGCCAACGGATAGAATTTATCTGGAAAAGTTAGTTGCTATGATACCTGAAAAAGAGGAGAAACCGCAGAAATATAACAACTATAATCCAAAAGAATTCGATCTGGAAGATTGGCTGCAACGGTATAATATCCGGTACAGAAAAGGCAGCTATAGTGACGGGATTAAATACATTCTGGACGAATGTCCTTTTGACAGCAATCACAAAGGCAAAGATGCCTGTATCTTTCAGACTCGGTCAGGCGCCATAGGATTTCACTGTTTCCATAATTCCTGCTCAGACAAAACATGGCAGGACGTTAGAAAGCTATTTGAGCCTGACGCCTATGAAAAGCGGCAACAGGAGTATGAGCGGAAGATATATTCCCGGCAGCCGGTTCAGCAGCGACCAATTCAAAGTATAGTTCCAGTCCAAGGGAACCCGGTATTCTTTACTGCGAGGAACATACTGGATCTCATGGTTCCTGAGGAGCGTTTTGTAAAAAGTGGTATTGCTGATATTGACAAGAAACTGAGGGGGCTAAAAAAGGGATATGTAACTGTTATGTCTGGCTTAAGAGCTTCCGGAAAGTCAAGTGTTATTTCCGAAATGACATTGGATGCAGTAGAATCCGGAAATAATGTGGGAATCTTTTCAGGGGAATTGGCTCCAAAGAATTTCATGAGATGGATGGATCTGCAGGCAGCCGGTAGAGGATATACGGAGCCTACACAGTTCGAGGGATATTACAATGTATCACGGAAATATAAAGAGCAGATCGCGGATTGGCTGGGGCAACATTTCTTCCTGTATAACAACGATTACGGCAATGATTACCGGGCGGTGGCAGAACAGTTTGAAAAAGCTATCGTGGAAAAGAAACTGGACTTGCTGATTTTGGATAACTTGATGGCGTTCAATATCCTTTGCCTATCGGATAACAAATTTGAAGCACAGACAGCATTTATTCTGGATATGCAGCGGATTGCTAAAAAACACAATGCCCATGTGCTATTTATAGCGCACCCCAGAAAAGCAATGGGATTTCTTCGACTTGATGATATTTCTGGTACCGCAGATCTAGGGAATGCAGTTGATAATGCCCTAATAGTTCACAGGGTTAACAATGACTTTAAAAGACTTGGTAAGCAGATGTTTGGCTGGAATGATAACAACCCCTTGTTTGAATCCACCAACGTTATTGAAATCGCAAAGGATCGTGATGGCGGAACAATGGATTATTTCGTTCCCCTGCATTACGAACCAGAAACTAAGCGGTTGAAAAATTCCCCTGCTGAAAACAAAATCTATGGCTGGAATAAATCAGATGATGGATTCCTGAATGTGGAGCAGGGAGAAATACCTTTTGATTAAGAGGAGGTAGGTATTATGACATTAAGCGCACCAAAGCCAACACGGGAGGAACGTGCGGCTATGACTAAAGATGAATTGCTAAGAACGGTTTGGCTACTCGATGATGTGCTTGAATCTTTAAGGTGGATACCGACTAAGGAAAGACTGCCTAAATATGACGGAGAGTATGAAGTAACAGTAAGAACCATACCAGGCTTTAAAGGGGTTGCCCCCGGAGTTGTTCAGAATATAAGAATGGTTTATGTTTCTGGGAAATGGAAAAGTCAATGGTTTCAGGAAGTTCCCTATTATCAGGTATTGGCATGGCGTGAAGTTGCAGAGCCGTTTAAAGGGTGATACATAACCTGCTTAGGCAGAAAGGAAAACATGAATACATATTTGATTACTTTAACAGGATATGATAGACCGGTAACTGCTTACGGTGAAACATCGGGAAAGGCTAAGTATGATTCCTATTTAGAAATGGGGGACTTGTTTGATGGGTTTGCTGAGTTTTTGCGATTTGTAAAAAGCATAAAGCTGATCCATAAATTTAGACCATGCGATTTGTTTGGTGATATTGAACAGTTCGAGAGAATGAAAAAATGCCGTGATATCCCATTCGCCTTTATGGGAATGAAGGTGATTTTAAAATCCAGAAGCAGGGGAGAGATTAAAGGGACCATTGTAGGATCCAATGACAGTATGAATCTGGATATTTGTTTTGATGGGACCTGCCACAAAGAGAATTGTCACCCGCATTACGAATTGATCTATTTGGATAATAGCGGAAATGTCATAGCTGAATTTTAAACTGAACCATAATAAAACAGAAAGGATAGGAGAAACATGACAGAATATTTAGCAGAAAGAACCCTTGCAAACATGAGATTCGGCTTGTCTGTAAAGAGGCCTGGATTTGCATTTAGTGAGAAAATGGCCCTTGAAATGGGGGTGAAGGCATTAGAAAAACAGATTCAGGCGCAGCCAGTAAATGACGGAGCATTCGGTAAGTGCCCGGATTGTGGATATGAATTCAATTCGGAACTTTTATCAGAGTATGATTTGAAATTCTGCATTAATTGTGGGAAGAAGATTGGTAACTCTTAACCTGTTTTTGAGGAGATGAAGGCTTGAAGAAAATATTAGATGCATGTTGTGGCAGCCGAATGTTTTATTTTGATCGGAATGATCCTGATGTGATATATGCGGATAACCGAGAACTTGAAACAACTCTGTGCGATGGTCGGAAACTTTTAATAAAGCCAGATGTTCAAATGGATTTTAGAAATATGCCATACAAGGATAATTCTTTTAAGGTAGTGGTATTTGATCCTCCTCACTTGGAACATGCAGGCACCGGCTCATGGTTAGGGTTGAAGTACGGGATACTTCCAAAGGATTGGCCAGAATATTTAAAAGCAGGATTTAACGAATGCATAAGGGTATTAGAACCGGATGGACTATTAGTCTTTAAATGGAATGAAGATCAAATACCGTTGGTCAAGGTGTTGGAAATTTTTGATAGAAAGCCACTCTTGGGGGATCAGAGAGGGAAAACAAGGTGGTTGGTGTTTATCAAGTAAACCCGAATTTGACGGATTACTGTACTTTGATAACTTAATATTGATAGTTGGTAGAAATTTCTGTATTATATAAGTTAGATACGGAATTTATATAGGAGAATGTGAAATGAATGACATGATTGATTTTTTAAATGATGATAGAAATCCTAGTATGTATGGCATTTTGACTGGTATATGTAAAGGTGAGCATTGGTCTTTAAATGAAGATTTCCTGATCTTAGACGTAGCATACTCTTATTGTGTCGGTGGTTGTGGCGTGGTTGGTAGGATTCCATTTGAGAAAACGAAACAAGCAAGAGTATTTTTTGAAAGAATTTTTTCTTCACTTAAGGAAAAGAATATATGTGAATTTGAATTTTCATCAGAGGACAATGCGTTATGTGCAAAGATACTGGATATTTTTTCTGATAAAGAACTATATTCAGAGGAAGAATATTCATATCGGAAAGCAGATAAGTGCGTAGATAATGCTGTTATGCCATCTTATACATTTTTAGAAGTAAATAGAAGTTTTATGAAAATGATAGATATATATATAAATGCTGATATGTTGCTTGAACGCTTGAATAACTCATGGTATTGCCAAGAAGATTTTTTTAGATATAGTAAGTGTTTTGTAGCAATACAAGGAAAGGAAATTGTTGGCATTATATTTGGTTCTGCAAGATTTTTAAATATTATTGATGTTGATATTGAAGTGTTAAAAGAACATAGAGGAAAAGGGATTGCTACAACGCTGACTTCTTATTTTGTAGATGCTTGTATTAGTAATGGGTGGATAGTACAATGGGATTGCGTTGAATCCAATATTAAATCTAGAGCAGTCGCTGAAAAATGTGGATTTCAGTTGTTCAAAAAGAGACCATATTACTGGTTTACTTTATAAAATTAAATTTATATGTGTATTATTAAAAAATTACTAACTATCAGTATTAAGCTGGTAGTTTTTTTGTTGTAGTAAATCCAGAAAACTGAAATTTAGCAGCCAACTGCTAAGCGTTGGAGAAAAGAGAAGATCGAGCCGGAGGTGATTTAATTGGGGACAGGTAGAAGCTGGGCTCCTGCGGAAGAATCCTACTTGGAGGAAAAATGGGGGACCATATCAATTAAGGGTATTGCAAAGAATTTAAACCGATCAGAGAATGCTATTGTTGTGCGGAGTCAGAGAATGGGTTTAGGAGCCTTTCTTGACGCTGGGGATTATATTACTTGGAACCAGCTCCAGATTGCACTTGGAATGGGCTTATCAGGTAGTGGATACAAAATGATTTCGTGGGTAAAGAACAGAGACTTTCCTATACATACTAAACTGATCAGAAGCAAATCGTTCAAAATAGTATTTTTAAATGAGTTCTGGGTGTGGGCGGAAAAGAATCAGACGTTTCTTGATTTCTCTCGATTCGAGCCTTTGACGTTGGGGGAAGAACCTGCGTGGGTACAAGGGAAACGCAGACATGATTGTGAAAACCGGAGACGGATTAAAAATATACCATGGTCTACCTCAGAGGATAATAAATTAATCAGACTGGTTAAGAAGCAGCAATACGGAGTTCTGGAATTATCAAATCTGATGGGGCGCACTGAAGGAGCAATACAACGCCGACTAATAGATCTTAAGATTAAGGATCGCCCTGTAAAAGCGGATAATACAGTCAGATGGACAGACGGCGAATTCAAATTACTTGGTGAGATGATTGTAGCAGGAAAGAAGTACGAGATGATGGCGGCAGTTCTTGGTAAGTCAACAAAAGCCATTCGCGGACGGGTATATCAGATGTATTTAACAGAGAATCTGGACAAGGCCAGGGCTATGATAGGACAAGGACCTTGGGGTGCTGGTCGCCCAGAACGCAGGATTAAGCATTACCTGCATATGGATGAAAATGAGCGTAGGCAGACCAAAGAATTAATAGCAAGATTAGCGGTAGCTCTCCAAGCAGCACCTTTTAGCACAAAAAGAAGGGAGAATAAAATTTGAAGAATTGGGTTAAATGGGTAAGCGTAGGTGTCGCAATCTCCGTAGGAATTTTTATTACGAAGAACCCTAATTGCTTATGGGCGTTTTTCATTCCGGTTTTCTGTGAATAACGAAGGTACATTGGCTATGAAATATAACTTACATATGCTTTTACGAAAGATTGTAATGCGATGGACCGGGAAGAACTGCGGGACCTGTAAGCATTATGATGGGAGATTTGGTGATGATACTTGTTTCCTCTGTGAACAAAGCGTAAAGGCGGTGGAATATGAACAAAGGTAGAAAGTATACGATTTATGCCGTAGATTTTGATGGGACTTTATGCGAAAGTGTTTGGCCTGGAATTGGTAGCCCAAATACTGTACTGATTAATCATTTGATAAGAAGGCGGAGAGAGGGTAATAAAATAATCCTCTGGACATGTCGGTGTGAGAAGCGTCTGGAAGCGGCTGTTTCATGGTGCAGGTCTCATGGTCTGGAATTTGACGCTGTGAATGAGAATTTATCTGAAATGTTGGAGTTCTATGGAAATGATTCAAGGAAGATATTTGCTGATGTTTACATAGATGATAAGGCAAAGATTAAAGCACGGTATTGCATTCCATTCAAGGCGGTATAAATGATGGAAGAAAATCTGCTTAGAAAATACTGGTCCACTTATACGGACGCTTGGAAACTTATGAAAAATCGTCACATGGTTGAACCGGAGCATGTGGCACAGATGATAAAAAAGCATGAGAATCCTGTCATGAACCGGGTGTTTTGTCTGGTTGTCTGGCAGGAAATAAAAAGAATTAAATCCGGCGGCGTTCCTCTTCAGGACAAGCAGTACGAAGAATGTCTTACCGGAGCCTGGAAACTTTTCAAACAGTACATCTAACCAAATGATTCAGATGAATACTGGAATGGCCTTGTTGATATGATCAGGGCCATGTCCAAGCAATATGACAATTGTAGTTTTATAAGTAATCTCCTGATCCATGTAACACTGGAAGAACTTGAACGGATTTGGAGAGCGGGAAAACAAAAATAATGAAAGGAGCCGTTCCCCGGCCGGGAGAGTGTACACGGAACCTTTTTGAAAGATGAGAGACTTAATTATTGATTGCTTTGCCGGTGGAGGAGGGGCGAGTGTTGGAATTGAGATGGCATTAGGACGACATGTAGACATTGCAATTAACCACAATCCTCAGGCTATCCGGATGCATAAAACGAATCACCCAGACACACTGCATCTGACAGAGGATATCTTCAAGGTTGACCTGCAGAAGTATGTAAAAGGTCGCCACGTAGCTTTGATGTGGGCCAGTCCTGATTGTACCAGCCATAGTAAAGCAAAGGGTGGAAAGCCACGAGAGAAAGGGCTAAGAATTCTTCCCTGGGCAGTATATAAACATGCGAAAACTATTTTGCCCGATGTTATTTTAATGGAGAATGTTGAAGAGATCCAGCAGTGGGGACCGTTGGATAAAGAGGGGTATCCCATAAAGGAACGCAAAGGAGAAGACTACCAGAAGTTTGTAAGAGCAATGAAATCGCTTGGTTATGTGTTTGATAGCCGGGAACTGGTAGCAGCTGATTATGGAGCTCCTACCACAAGAAAAAGATGGTATGCAATCTTCCGGAGAGATGGGAAACCGATTGTTTGGCCGGAACCAACTCATAATAAAAACGGAAATGATGGATTTAAAAAATGGGAACCTATCTGGAAGTATCTGGATTTGACAGATTTAGGAAAATCTATCTTTGGTAGAAAAAAGCCACTGGCAGACAAGACAATGAACCGGATTGCCAGAGGACTTGATAAGTTTTTATTTAACTGTCCAGAACCATTTATAGTCCAAGTCAACCATGGGGGCGATCACTTCCGAGGTCAGAATATTCATGAGCCTATGCCCACCATAACACAGAAACATGGATTTGGAACTGTAACGCCTTATATTGTCCCAATAGGATACGGGGAACGGGAAGGGCAGCTCCCACGGATAAACAGTGCAGAAGATCCGGTTAGCACGATTGTTGCCAGTGGAAACAAGCATTATTTATGTTCTCCATATATCATGCAGCTGGGACAAACAGGATTTTGCGCAGATAGGAATAGATCCCTTGAAGATCCAATGAGTACAGTGGTTACGAAGAATGAACATTGTTATATTAGTCCTCTTTTGATTCAGTATCATTCCCAAACTTCTAAGTCAGAGGTGAGAGGGCAATCGGTCGATGAACCGATAATGACGATTGACACCAGTAACCGCTATGGACTGGTGGCGGCTTTCCTCACGAAGTTTTATAAGACGGGAGTGGGACAGCCTTTATGGGAACCGATACACACAATCACAACCAGTCCGGGACATTTTGGACATGTAAGCATTCTTGCGATTAGCAAGGAAGAACTGCTAAAGAATGGTGTTGATGAAGAAACGGCGCAGAAATGTACTTGGGTGAGTCAGTTTATCATTAAGTACTATGGTGGTGATGTAACTGGAGTAAGCCTAGAAGAACCGTTACATACGATCGTGACAAAGGATAGATTCGCCCTGGTTACGGTTCTTGGAAACGAGTATGTGATTTTGGATATCTTTCTCCGAATGCTAAAAGCTGAACCGGAATTAAAACTGGGACAGGGATTTCCGGAAGATTACATCATAGATCATGATTATGAAGGAAAGAAATATGCAGCATCAGAACAAGTGGCCCGTATTGGAAACAGTGTTGTTCCCATTGTGGCTGAAGCATTGGTTACGGCTAATTGCCCGCATCTAAAAATTGGAGAGCGAATGCCGAATTTGAAAATTGATGACAGCCAGGCACAGCTTAGATTTGCTTAATTTATTGTTCTTTGATAATTGAATATTGATAGTTGATGAAGTATAATAAATTTATTACAATTGATGGAGGGGTAGCATGAAAGACGAGATGAAGAGAGTTATCGAAGAAGATATACAAAAGGCAACAGAAATATTAAGAGATAATAAAGAAGATGAATGTGAGACTTTTTATCAAAGCCTTATATCGAAATATTCTCCATACATAAAAGGATTTGGAGATAACTTATTTTACATAAGTATGTATGATGATTTTTCTACTACAATGGATAATATTCAAATTTTGCGTGATAAATTAGTTTTATTTAAAGCTGGAGGTTTTATGGATTTTAGTGAAAGTCAAAAAAATTCATCACCCTTAATTACAATTACAAATGAAAATAAAAATGAAAACGCAAATTCTGTAAACATTACTATTTCTTTTAACGAAGTTCGAAAAAGCATAGAAAATATGTCGGCACTTACAGATTTTGAAATAGAAGAAATTCTGTTAAAAATAAATAATCTTGAAGAAATTGTAAATTCTAAAGACAGAAAATCTAAAAAATGGGAAAATGCAAAAGGTATAATCAATTGGATTGCAGATAAAGGTGTAGATGTTGGAATTGCATTATTACCGTTACTATTGCAAATAAAATAATATTCAGCCAGCTATCAATATTTGATGGCTGGTTTTTTATTGCAAAAAATGAAAGGAGGCTGGATCTCCTGCGGGGCAAAGTCATGACGGTTCCTTTCAAAAGAAACCATTTATTAAATACACGAGAGAAACAGGGAGAGTTCCGTTCATTGGAACAACACAATACGAGGGATTTGTGAGAGCTCGCCTTTATTCACACACAGGCTGTAATGTGTATGATGGAAAGACGATTAAAAGCCAACCCATCATTATTATAGTCAAATATAATTTATTGGAGGATATAATGGAGGAAATTAAACGACTGGTGAAACAATTTCGAGATGCAATAGATAAAGCGAGAGATGCAGGGGAATTTGATAAGGACTTTTCATTTTACAAATTTCCATGTGGGTGCTGCGGTGATGCCAGTGAGTTATTAGCTCAATTTTTATTGGAAAACGGTATTACAACATTTTATGTATGGGGTATGTATTCCAGTAGTCTGTCTGAAAGTCCTCAATCTCATGCGTGGCTATTGGATCATAATCATACTATTATAGACATCACTGGTGATCAGTTTAGAGATAATCCTATTTATCTGAATTATTATAAATCAGTCTATGTTGGAGACGAAGATGATTTTCATAGATTATTTAGAGTTAATCCAAGAAATATTAAAAAAAATATTGGCATAGGTTCATTGGCGAGCCACTGCCAACCGAGGTTATATAATTTGTATGATAAGATCATTAAACATAGTTAGAATTATAAATTGATACAAGCCGGGGCATAGACCCCGGTAAAAAAATAGCATAAAAAGAACATACATTCGATTTAACGGAAATAAACAAGCGGCAGAGTCACCGACCAAAGATCTTCTACCGCTTCACGCTTAAGGATATTATAAAAGAAAATGTCTCCTTAAGCAACTGAAATTTAACGAAAAGGAGATTACATATTATGAATGGACAAACCATAAAAGCACAGGTAATTAATAATATCATTGTTGCCATGGCGGAGCATGTGACTAAGGACGTTTTAGAAATTCTTCACCAGACGATAATAAAGGAATTTGTCAATGTCAATATGGAGGAAATAACCACTCTTCCAGTAGAGTACCAGAATGACACGGATCAGAAGAATAAGTATATCGTTCAACTTTTTATAGTGAAGAAGAAAATCAAAGATAATACTAAGCAAGCATACCTTAGTTCAGTTAAACGCCTGATTACCTTAATTGATAAACCACTGGACAGGATAGAGGAATCCGATATCAGCTATTACCTTTCATGGTATGAGAAGCGGAATATTAATGTCGGCGGCAAGAAGAATCAGGCCATTACCGTAAATAATGAAAGGCGTTTCCTATCAGCGTTCTTCACATGGATGCGAAAGGAGAAATTGATTGGAGAAAATCCGGTTGAAGCAACGGATCCGCTCAAAGCTATTAAAAAACCAATTGATTATTTTAGGCCAGAGGAAATGACAAAAATGAAAGACGCCTGTAAGAGTTTCCGGGAACGTGCCTTAATAGAGGTGCTGCGCAGCACTGGTGCCAGAGTAGGGGAGTTGGTAGAGATAACCCTTGACCAGATAGACTGGAATACCGGGGATATCATGATCCTGGGTGAGAAGAGCGACAAATATCGTCCGATATTCTTAGATGATGATGCCAGGTATTATTACCGGAAGTATATGGAGTCCCGGAACGATGATAGCCCCTTTATGTTCCCTCAGTGTAAGGCACCACATGATCAGATGACGACTTCCGGAATCAGGAGCATACTTAAAACTATTGGAAAGCGCGCCATGGTGAAAAGTAGGGTGTATCCCCATAAGATCCGTAAAACGCTCGGAATGACACTTAAAAACAAAGGTGTGGATATTGGAACAATACAGGAAATCATGGGACATGGAAGTCCTTCTGTGACTGCGGCATACTATGCTCAATCGACTCCTGACACTTTGAGAAACATAAGAGAGAGGTGCATAGCCTAATGGAAAATAAGACGAGAACTCAACTGAAAAACTTGGCTGCAATAAATGCTGCTATTGCTGAAGCTGATGAAGAAATTCAGATATTACAGAAAGAAGCGTCTACACATGGGTTTGAAGTAGAATATGTTTCTGCCTTGAATGAATTAAAACAAAAAATTATATATTATCGCTATCAAAAAGTAAAGATATGTTTGGAAGTGTATGATCAGATAGAGACCCTGGAAAATGAGCAGGAAAAGCGATTATTGAAATATAGGTATATAAGGGGTTACCGCTGGGAGGTTATTGCAGAAAAAATGGGATATAGTATCAGACAGATTTTTAATATACATAAAGTTGCATTATATGGATTAAAACCATAGAGTTCTTAAAGAAAAGAAAGCCTCAGAAAAAAAAGACAACATTAATTCGTGGGGCTTTCTATTAATGCAATGTTCTATCTGATGCCTATATAGCTTTTTAAGTAGTATCTCTTAAACCAGTATATTCACCAATTTCATCCACCGTAGGGTGAAGAATAATATCTTGCAATTCTAATTTTTTTACAGATAATCCTTTAAAGAAAGATTGGTTTTTATATTTTAATAAAATTTCGTAATCATCATTACTTATATCTGTTTCCCCGTGCATGGAAGTGTTTCGGAATTGATACAAATCATCTAAGGCCTCATGTAACTTAAATGGCAAATAATCGATATTGATGCCTCTTTTTCTCACGTAGTTTTTCATGTCGTACCATTTTAAATGCTTTGATTGTGTGTTTGGTAAATTAGACAATTGTATAATGGCATTAACCTCACGTTCAATTATAGCAAGATACTGCTTCATGAGTAAACTTGGCGCTATAGTGAATCGCTCATCTTTAATATAATATTCCTCTTCAATTACGTCAGCGGATACTAGATCTAATATTGAAGATTTTTCAAGACCAGGATACTGCGTAAGATACAGCATATATAAATCGTTAATCTTATTTATTCCATGCCAATCTACAATTATGACTTTTGGTTTGTTTTTAGATGATAAAAGTGAGATTTCTGTTACTGTATCATAAATATCTACGGTAATATCGATCTCAGAAACGAAATTGTTTATTCCTCTAGAAATTATACAATATGTAGTTATAATAAATGCATTCATAGCTGTATAACAGCAGGATATAAAATCGTCTTTCATGAGATATTCATGATATATGTGTTGCATCAGTTCATGTAAAATAATACGTTCACTTGGTGACAAAGGCTCTTTATTTTCACATTGGTTTAGCTTTAGGGGGTCTATGTATGTTAAAAAATTAATGTATTCATTATGCGATAAGCTTGTGCGTAACAATGTTTGAGTATGTATAATAATCAGCCTATCATTTTTATGTGGCCTTTTTAATAATCCAGCTAGTTGTTCCATTACGGATAATACGAAGTAACGTTCCCCATTAAAAGGATTAGATTTACCTATAATTTTATCTGTATAGTCAATAAACATGTTATAAGTATTTTGTTCTATTTCGTGTGTACTTATTAAAGTATTTTTGGAATTATTCATGTTTATATCCTTTCTTACTCAATTATTATTAATACAATAATTTAATATTAAGCACTAATTTTTATATTCACTTTTATTTTCTTAGTGATTTTCTTATCTTTAAAAACTCTAATAAGTAAAAAAGTTTTATATAAAGTATATGCTTTATAAATAAATAAGTAAAGAAAAATTATGTAATAATTGTACATAGAATTGCAGTAATAGATAGTGATATGCTTGTCTACGATATCAAATTAAAAGGAGATAAAGCTGTCCGGATGAAAGCTGCAGTTGCTTTTTTAAAGAATGAATTTTACGTTTTTAGATTTTTTTTCTGGCATAGGTGGATTTAGAAAAGGTATGGAACTTGCCGGCCATAAATGTGTTGGTTTTTGTGAATGGGATAAGTATGCTGTAATGAGTTATACATCAATGCATTTAATATCCAGAGAGCAAAATGAATACCTTCTTCAACTTCCATTGCGAGAAAGGCAAAAAGAGATTTTAAAGGAGAATTATAGAAATGGGGAATGGTACGCAAATGACATCAGAAATATTGCAGCCAGAGAATTGCCCAGAGCAGATGTATGGTGTTTCGGATTCCCATGCCAAGACATTTCCATTGCCGGGAAGAGACTTGGATTTGCTGGGAAACGTTCAAGTCTGTTTTTCACAGTTACAGGACTTATTAGAGACCTGCCGGAAGAAAATAAACCCTCAATCCTATTTATTGAGAACGTTAAAAACTTACTTAGTGTTAATAGAGGGCTCGATTTTGCCAAACTTCTCATTGAATTGGACGAAGTCGGCTATGATGCAGAATGGCAAGTTCTCAATACCAAAGATTTTGGAATCCCACAAAGTAGAGAAAGGGTGTTTATTGTTGGATTTCTTAGAGGAAGAACCAGAAGAAAAGTATTACCTATCAGAGGAACAGGCAGCAAAAATAATCTTTCATTAAAGATCAAGAAACATAGAGAAGGTTTTTTAATCAGGGATGCAAATGAAAAAGGTTACACTCGAGCTGAGGTAGGAGATGGTATAAAATTAGATTTCCCCAATAGTACGACTAAGCATGGTCGAGTTGGGAAAGGAAAGGTTCATACATTAACAACCGCATGTAATCAAGGTGTTGTTTGTATGAAAGATAAGGTCCCTAAGATTCGCAAGCTTACCCCGAGAGAATGTTTTCGTCTGCAGGGATGGAAAGACAAATATTTTGAACAGGCAGCTATGGTTAATAGCGATAATCAGCTTTATAAGCAGGCGGGTAATGGAGTAACTGTGAATGTAATTCAGGAAATAGCAAGTAAGTTTCATCTTTTAGATTCATAAAATTTGTTCTATTGAGATTCTCCATAAAAAGGAGGTTTTGTTATGAATAGTTTTATTAGTTGGATTGGTGGAAAGAAATTGTTACGAAAGCAGATCATGGAGCAGTTTCCGGATCAGGGTTCATACAGCCGGTATATTGAGGTGTTCGGCGGAGCCGGCTGGGTATTATTCTCAAAAGATAAACATGCATCATTGGAAGTCTTCAACGATGTTAACGGCGAATTGATTAATCTTTACCGGGTGGTAAAATATCACCCGGAACCACTACAGAAAGAATTAGAATGGTTGCTTATGTCCCGGGAACAGTTCTTTGATGAATTAAACAGGAATACCAGAGGAATGACCGACATACAACGAGCCGCCCGGTTCTTTTGCCTGATCAGGGAGAGTTTTGGAACAGACTGCAAATCGTTTGGAGTAAGTTCAAGGGATATAAATAAGGCGGTTGATTATTTAAAAGAGGTATCAGGAAGATTAAATCGGGTGGTAATTGAGAATCAAGACTTTGAGCGACTGATAAAGACATATGACAGGCCCGATGCACTGTTTTACCTGGACCCTCCTTACTTCGAAGCGGAGAAGTATTATCCAGATCGATTCAATCCGGAAGACCATGAACGGCTGCGGGAGTGCTTGGGTAGTATTAAAGGGAAATTCATTTTATCTTATAACGATTGTCACCAAATCAGGGATCTTTATAAGGGATATACCATTATTGAGATTGACAGAATGGATAATCTTGTTAATAAGAACATGAGTAGACGGTATAAGGAATTGATTATTAAAAGCCATCCATGATATATTTGAGTTTCTTTTTATACTTTAATGTTGTAAAATAAAGTAAAGAATTGAAAGGAAAATACAAATGAAAAATGGAAACCACTTTACCGGAAATAATAATGGAAATGCAATCGCTAATGAGAATTGCACAGTTTATATAGAGGATAAAAACTCTAATGCTGTACCCTATGAAGAATTGTGTAAGGCTGTTAGGATTAAAAAGACCGATCAATTTTTTAAAAGGGAATGGATTACTATAGCTGCAGAAGTTTTAACCATTATTACAGGTATGGCTGCAATTTTTAATTTTAACTTCAAAATCGAGTGGAAAATAGTTATATTAATCTTTTTATTTTATTTGTTTTTATGGGCTCGTTCTCAATATAGAATGTTAGATCAAATAAAATCTAAAAAGTCATTCAATTTTGATGAGACTGCCATTATTGAGCGCCAAGGATATATTTATTCTATCTATCCAAAGAAGTGCCCTAAATGTGGTGAAAAAGCAGGTGGAATGCTAAAGTTTGTGAGGCAAACAGATGATAAATGGATTCTTCAATGTAATGTTCAGCCTCAACATACATTTGAGTATGATCATACAGAGGTTGTTTTTAAAGTTGATGATAATTCTTAATAATAAAATGAAAAAAATGCATATCCAAATTAAAAAGTAAGGAAATGTTTGGGGGGATAATATGAGTAACAATGATGATGATGATGATGATCGTCTGAATTTATTTGATTTTATGGGTTTTCCGGACCGTCAAAAGCGAGATGAAGCACTGCAAATTTGTGATATCAATAAAATTTGTTTATTGCAAGTAGAAGATGTTAATTTACGTTTTTTTGATACTTTTTAGAACAATATAGTGTATGGTGCTATCATATTAATAATTTTAGAAGCCATTTATGGACGCATTTTTTATTAATGTATTATCAATATTCCCAGAATCCATTAGATATTATTGATTTACACAGATTGCAATCGCCTGAAGCTGCACACAAAACGTTTTTTGATACTTTTGCAGAAGATGTAGCACTTTATTCAATTTCTTATTTCGATAAACATTTAGAAATGTTCAATGACTTATACGATTTAAAAAAATTACCTGGGAAGAAAGGCAATCTAAATCGATATGAAATAATTAAAGAGATGAAAAAAGTTGAAGTACTTAAAGAACTTGCTTATGAATATCAGCATATAGTACAATCAGATGCATTCTACCAAATTTTAAATATACGGAAATTTTTTGTTCACAATAAATCATTGTCCTACTATGGGATGGAAGTCACAAAAATCGGACCTGGCATATACGCAAGTGGCAATAGTGATGGAATCTCTACAGAATTAGTATATAAATCAGTCTGTGAACTGCTAAGAGTTATGAGCGATTGTGCGAACATGTAAACGCTTTTATTAATGCGAGGGTGGAAGCGTCAAAGCAAAGATACGGAATATAATGTTTATGATTCAAGGACTGACGGTTGTTGGCACTTTTTTGGTATAATAAGATTTGAATTCTTTGGGTATTCCTATTGACATTGATAAATAAAAAAATATATATTACCAATAGATATCTAATATTAAACTCTATAATTTATATTGGAATAATACTGGGGGAGATAAGGTTGATTGACTTCAACGAGATGAGCAAAAGAGAATATGATGAACTTGGCTTCTTATATGAGCAAAGATATGGACCATATAAGCCATTTAAAGAGTGGATAATTGTAGACGATGACATCAATCCTTACATAAGGCAGCTTATGGATATTACTTTTGAGAACGAAGTGGAAAAAATCAAAATAGACACTGTAGAAAAATTCTTGTTCAACAAAATATCTAGAGAAGAATCGCGCAAAATTTTGTCGTTACTCCTGAAGAATAAAATTATATCCGAACAAGGGAATTTGCTTATGAGCAATAAAGAATATGCAGAATTCACTCATAAATTCTTAGATGAAATAAAGCGAAAAGAAAAATTGGTAGAACAAGAACGTGAAGTAAAGGAGGCAAAAGAAGCAAAAGAATTTAATATGCAGCTATTTGCTTTTTACTTAATATTGCTAGCTATTTCAATACCTTTGTGCGCTTTAACATTTAGGATTTTTGGTTTTGCTTTAATGATTCCGGCATTTGTAATGACCATTGCATTGGTGTATAAATTTACAAGGTGATTAATAAAATTTGCTTTCCTCCTGGTCATTAAAAGTTTGTTAATAATTGTCGTTTATAAACAAAAGAAAAGCCCTGCATCATTTGCAAGGCTGAACCTCTCCGACATGCCGATTGGGGGCAGCTATGTCGGTAGCTGTTATAATACAAATAGCACAAATAAAATTTCTTGTCAAGGGTTGATTTGAAATTTATTTTATGCTAATCTGAAAAAGCCGAGGGGGCTCTACAAGAAATACTCAAGGGTATATCTTCCGGACATTGAGAATTTATCATGGTGATTAAATCAGGCAGGCAGAAGAGCAGATAAAGCTTTGAAGCCTGCTTTTTGTATTCAAAAATATGCATTTTTAAGCCCTATATATTATAAAATATATATAGACATATTAGTTTATTAATAATATACTCTTAGGCTTTCTGTATCCCCTGAGGTAAGTATAATAACTATATAGGGGGATATAAAAAACTTTATACCAGATATTGACAGAATATTAAATATCTGCTAGAGTGTAAATAATTAAATATTAAAGCGTGTATATGCTAGCCTGGTTGGTCTTGACCATATACTACGTCCCCGTAATAGGCGGGAAAGAACCAATGACTTCCAGTCCTTGTGTTGTACGGTATTCACTCCGTATAGCGCAGGGACTTTTTATTTGCCCGTAAATCGATTTGACATTGACAGGTGAGAAAATGTCCACGAAAGACATTTAAAACGGCGCACGGGGCAAAATTAAGCGTTAAAATGGGTTTTAAATCTATTAGTCATAGCACAGATAGAACAGAAACAGATAGAATCTAAAATCAAGGAGTTGATAACATGCAGGGAATAAGTGATAAGTGTGGCCGGGAAAGCTGCAGGTTTCAGGACACTGGGAAATGTACGAATACGGAGCAGCGGGATGAATGTCTGAAACTGCTGAATCAAATCATTCCTGATCCAGAAGACCGGATAACTTTGGCATTATCAGATCAGGTAGTTAAAGATTAATAAATCTGTGGTATTTACCCAGATAAATAATATATAAAGCTTTTATATGTATCTGTATGATACCTGTATAAGACACAGAAAGGAGATATAAAACATTATGTCAGATAATATTAATTACACTACTGTAGCTGATACTGATGGGAATACAGTAGATGTCTTTGAAAATGAGATATCTCTATATCTCCAAGAATACATAGATGAACGTGGTATATCTGATATGCGTAAAGAACCACAGAGTCGTTGGAACGCTGCTCTTATATATATAAATAAAGCTTTATTTGGTGTTAATAAAGATAAATTAATTATAGATAGCAGAGTAAGTAATGCTTATAATATAGACCTTATTAGTAGTATATGTGATGTTTATATAACTCTCTGTTATGAATATGACAAGGAGATTAGTATTATAGGTTTCTCTAAGTTAACAGGTATTAATCAAGATACTTTCTATTCTTGGGGCAATAATGAGACGCAAGTCGGTTCTGGTGCCTCCGAGATATACAAAAAACTTAATTCCGAAAGAGAAGAAAGTTTGAGCAACAAATTGATTTCTGGCGGTTCCAATCCCATGAAAATACTCCCGGCACTCAACCGACATTACGGGTGGAACATGGGACAGCCAAGAGGAGCGGACGGCGCGGCGCGCATATCAGTGAGTCGTGAGGAGATAGAAGCTAGGGCTCACACAGTGGATCTGCTGCCGGAATCGGCTGACGAATTACCTGATTAAGGGCATAAGAAAAGCCCCGGCGATTGCCAGGGCAGTGATTAAATCAAGAATAGATTTTTTTGAATAGCTTCTTCAATTTGCTTCGGTTGAATGCCAATGTATCGCTGAGTAACAGCAGCACTTGAGTGTTGCAGGAGTTGCCGAACAAGCTCAATATTGTATCCATTGTCATTGTAAAGGTTGGTCGCGTAGAATTTGCGGAAGCTGTGGGAACCAATATTATCAAGGCTTAGAGCCTCGCAGACCAGTTTTAAATGCTTTTGAATGGCTCTTTCGCTGATATCAAACAGTTTCGCACGACTGGATATGTTATTATCAAGCGCATATTGCAAGATGTAATTATACAGCTCGACCGGCACAGTAAAGTTTCTTTCCTTTTTGGTTTTCCCCTCTGTGATATTAAGGCGATACCGTTCGCCATCTTTGATAATGTCACATGCGTGGAGCTGCAGCACATCACCAATACGTAAGCCCAGGTTGGCTTCCAGTACTAAGGCAGTAGCGATCCGGTTGTTCGGCTTACAGGCGGTACCGTCCTTGGCTATGAACCCAGATCGGATAGTGTCAATGATAAGCTGATATGATTCGCGGGTTAGTGTCACGGTTTTTTTATTCATTCTATACTCCTCCTTGAAAGTTCGTAAAATACTTCTGAAAAGTTCGTATAATCTATTAACACCATCATACCACACGATAAAACCATTGTAAATACGTAATAGTTCGTTTGCTAACCATTTTACGAACTCAGAAACACCAATAGAAAAAGTACCCGGGACGGGGTCTATAGGAAAGCTGTTTTCGGCCTTGTTATGTACGGAAAGTCCGAAAAATTCAAAAAGGGCTTTTCGTCAAAGATAAGAATTTGATCAAGAAAGTAAAGGGGTAAATATCGTGATAGACCTTACAGGAAAGTTTATAACCACTACGACAAATGAAGAAAGTGAAAGATTGCTTAGAATGGCATCTGCACGAGGATATAGAACAGATATTGGATTGAAAGTGTTGGTCAACAAAAGACTTTTCCATTTTTCTGAGTTTCCTAAATGGATAACTACACCGGCTTATTTTCATATACCGGATAATGCTTATACATACCAGGAATTATTCGGAGAAGAAGATGAGGAAATGAGCAGAATATTATCTGATTCATTACGATTCTGCCGGGCGCATGGATATAGCCTTTTCAGGATTTACGTAGATGATGAGACCATGTCATTCAAGGGGAAAGCGATAGCCAAAGGAGATTCAGGAGATCGTAAAGAGATTGAAAAGAGTATTGGTAAGCCAATTAAACTTTCAAAGGCTGACATTGAACTGCTTGTAGGATGTCCTGTGGAGATCGTTTCTTAGAAAAGTAATTCTCAAAAATTTTAAAATTTATAAAAAGGCCTTTCCTCAGGAGGATACATTAATGTTTAATCGAAAACTATTGTTTGCCAAAAGGCATAGAGGAACTTTCCTGTTTGCATTTGTGAACTTCAAAACTCAGGAATGTTATGAATGGTATATTCAGTTCTCTTTAAAGAACCCCTGGTGGATCCCTAAATATGATCCATATTACCTGAATGGGAAGTGGCCGTTAGCCGGTTGGTTGTTTTTCTATTTTGGCAGACATACCAGAGGAGCAATCATTCCATGTATGGAACGCGAGATTCCCGAAGGCAAGAAGCCCATTATTGATAAAACTGGTAAGAAGTATATGATTTACAATCTTCCTGATGAAGAACTGGCCAGAAATTTCCGGAGGACGATTCTCCGGTATAACTGCAATGTAGAGATTGAAAAAGATGGGGATACGGTGACAGTTGTGAATCGTGTTCAGTCCAGAAGATGGATTTCAAATTTTCTTAAAAAATAAAAAAGGGTTGTATGCTATGAAGAAAAAACTGTACATGGCAGTAGAGACCGATGAATATGAGCTGCCGCTTTATGTGGCAGATACTTCAAGAGAACTGGCTGACTGGTCTGGATTAAGTATTGGATATATATTGAGTGCTATATCACACGGCTATTCCGGAAAGAAAGCTGGAATGAAGTTTCTGAGAATTGAAGTTGAATAGGAGAAATTAATTATAACTAAACCAATAGGCAAGCGCCCATTAGTTTAGCCGAATATTACATTTAGTCGTATAATCATTTATTTCAAGATATGCATAAAAAGAAGAACCCGCTTTATTTATTTGATATCTTTGGTATGCACTACCTGTAACCTTATTTAAGTCAACAATGTTTAATGATAATAATAACGGGCAAATATTTTTCCTTACAAAATCGATTTCTGGTAATGATTTATTATTGGCCGTTTTAATACTAATTAACCCCGTACATAACTTTCCAAAAAAAGCAATAAATATATCTAAAAAAGACGCATTAATATTTCCATCTGTAGTGGGTAGATCATAATATTTACTATTCATTAAATTGATGAGTTCTGGATAAGGTATTCCGTTTATTGATTGAGTAGTATTCTTGTTTATTTTTAGTTTTTCGTTTTCTTTAACTAATTTCAGGTTTTCTGCAGCTAACGTAGTGTTATTTTTTAAGAGTTTAGTTAATTCTTGATTACCAGTATCTTTAATCCAACCGGATAATTTGTATGTGCTTTGAAATTCACTTAGAGTTGTGAGAACAGCAATTTTAATATCCTTACAATCTTCTACTGGACGAATTACTTTACTCATGACATATTTTTTAAATGATTGATACTTCCCAGGCTCAATTTGCTCTATTGTGTTAGATAAGCCTAAAATTGCAGCTTTTTCTGTCAGCCAACTTTCTTTTATTAGAACTGCAAATACAGGGATTTTCTTCTTGATAGCATAGCGGTATTCGAGTTCAGTATAACTTAAACCAGAATTTATTTCTATGGAACCATATCGTCCACCAAGAATTAACATATATACATCTGATTCATCAATCCATTTATATATTGTATTTAATTGTGACTGATTGCCAGCTTTGAATAATTCCATGCCTGCAGGAATATGACCAGCATCAAGGATCGCTTGTACGGCAGCCTGTCTTTCTTCTATCAGATCAGTATATGTTGAAGATACAAAAACCTGTAATTTTTTATCCATTTAATGCTACCCCCCTCTTTGTAAACTATAACAATTATACTTCATTATTAGGGATAAAGCAATTTTAAAAGAAGTATTTAGTCTATAAAAAATAAAATAATAGGAGGGTTATTTATGTTTGATAAGACCATTAATAATTTTAGAGCCGGGAGGCTCCGAGAAGCTGCAACTATTATCAGTAATGAGTTTATGCAGAAAGGTGACTGGTACAATGCTTTAGTAGCCTCTATCCATGGATATTTACAGGAAACCGATGGCTCAATTCCTTATGATCAGATGGCGCTGGAATTAGCAAACAGGATAGTTGGTATAGAACCAGATCCTGTAGAAGATACAGAATGCGGTTCTGAAGACTATGAATTTTGAAAGGGGATATCCATGGATAAAAAAGAATTAGCCCATATAATTAATGGTCGGGAATATGGCTATGAGATCTTCAGAGACGTGCGTCGCGCTGCCATAGATGCCGGTCTGGTTATCGTAAGCGGTGCTTCTGATGACTTGATTGAGTTTGATGGAGCTATTTATGATGAAGGCGGTTGCTTTGATGGTAGAAAAGTATATTTTGACCGGAATGGCGTTTCGCAAGATGGTTCAGAACGGGCAAACTGTATTGAAGCCTTCTGGTGCGATAAAGCCGCATTAGATGAAAATGGTAATGTGATTCCATGGACATATAAAACGGATATCCCTCATGAAACATTTATGATTTATGAAGACGGGGAGCCGTATTGTAAGGGTATCGTGTTTGATTTGTTAGATGTGAAGTAGGAGGTAAGATTTTGGAAGTTTTGAAGTGGATTGTAACAGTTTGGAATGTATTTATGGCGGTATTTATCTGTTGGTTTTCCAGAGGAATGACTTGGAAAAGAGAAAAAGCAGCTATGATCGGATTTGGATTGATGGCAATTATGTATGTTCTGGCCTTGGCGCCAATTTGGAGATAACTGATGGACAAAACAAAGATTGATTGGTGTGATAGCAGCTGGAATCCGGTAACGGGTTGTCTACATAATTGCGAATATTGTTACGCAAGGAGTATTGCTAATCGTTTTGGCTTTCATACTAGCGAACCAGATATAAGTGAAAGAATCTTAGAAGAGGTTCCGATAAGTAGAGGTAAGAAAGTCCCATACCTATTTGATTTTCAGCCGACTTTACACAAATATCGCCTTGATGAGTACCTGTATAAAAAAGGCAGAAATATTTTTGTCTGTTCCATGGCTGATCTATTTGGCGAATGGGTTCCGGATTCTTGGATTAATGAGGTTATGAGTGGATGTCAAAATGCTCCTCAGCACAATTATCTATTTCTTACAAAGAATCCAGTTCGATATGCTAAATTGGCGGCTAAAGAACTTCTTCCAAAGAAGAATAATATGTGGTATGGATTTTCATGCACAAGGCCTGGATATACAGGGTGGTTTAACAAGCGGTTCAATACATTCGCAAGCATTGAGCCGATATTAGAACCGTTAGAAATTCCGGTAGTTGATTGGGTGATTGTTGGAGCGGAGACGGGTAGGCGAAAAGATAAAGTCATTCCAAAGCGTGAATGGATTGAAGATATTGTTAGTCAGTGTGCAAAATCTGACATTCCTGTATTCATGAAGTCCAGTCTATCAGAAATATGGGGACAGCCTTTAATTCAGGAATTTCCAGAGCAGTTAAGGAGGCCGGGAATATGATTTGCTTCACAGAACAGCAGAAACAGGAAATAGTACATACAGGAATACTGGTAATCGAATTTAAGAGGTCAATATTGAGGGCCTGTGAAGTACTGAAAGACATGTTTATGTTTGTCAAAGATGTATTTCTTCAAATTGCAGACAAAATCTCCAAATGCGTGCAGGTGATTCGGAAAGAATATCGAGATGTGCCGCCAAAGAAAAAATATAAGGTTATCAGCAAGCTGGACAAGTGCGGATTTACAGAAAAGGAAATAAACTTGATGGTAGGCGGTGTATACCACTGCCGGAATAATTGTTAGAGAGGATGTAAGATAAATTGATTTTTACATATTTGGGAATTGTCCTGTTCTTCACGTTCGAATGGGTTAAATTCATAAAATTAGATTCACTGACTTTATCCGAACGGCTTAGCGGTGCCTGGATAATAGACAGTTCGAGGCACCCAGTTTAGATGGTGTCTGTATCGAAGAAAAGTGCTGAATATAATGATTATACCGCTTAAAGCAGTTAGTAATTGTTACAGACGATGGCAACGCAGTAATGACGGTAAGTTGCTGAGAAGTCCGTTAGAGTGAAATATCCTCATGGCTGAATGCTAATTAAGGGCCGTCACTGGCCCGTGGGAATTTGCCCGGAAACGGGCATTGGCGTATTTACCTTTCGCCTCATAGCTGTTTGCTGTTAAGGCGGAGTGAATCCCCCGTGAGGTTTTTATCCTTATCTCCACTTAGTGGGATTTCCTGCATGAAGTCCTGTCGATGGGTGATGTATGGGATAGCAGGTATTAGTTTTATGATGGTTAAAACAGGCTGAAGCGTATGTAAAGACATGCAGGTTCAGGTTCACATACATACGTCAGGAAGCAAGACGTGCGGTTCGATTCCGCATATACCTGTTGGAAATAATCTGGCTTAGTCAGTCAGAAAATTTCAAGTAAGAGGTTGCAAACTCTTGCGTGATTGCGGTGGTGGTTCAAATCCACAATCCTGTTATATGAGTATGTGTGAGGCTAACATTGAAAGTTTGGCAGGTAAGGCGTAGGATAATCGCAGGTTCGACTCCTGCCACTGTAATTTGCACATTGGAAATTGAATATTGATGGTTGGTGAGTTATAATGTACTCAAACACAAATGATGAGGGGGTTCTTATGGATAAGCGATATCAGGTATTTATAAGTTCTACATTTACCGATTTGAAAGAAGAAAGAAAGGCTATTATTGAAGGACTTTTAAATGCGAAGTATATACCTTCAGGGATGGAAATGTTCTCAGCTTCTAATGATGAGCAATTTAAGTACATAAAGAAAATTATTGATACTTGTGATTATTATGTTCTTATTGTGGGGGCAAGATATGGTTCGATTAATTCCACCACAGGTAAAAGTTTTACTGAACAGGAATATGATTATGCTATTAAAAAGGGGATTCCAGTGTTAGCTTTTCTACATGATGATCCTTATAATCTTCCAGCTGAAAAACGAGAAGATGAAAAAAAAGAACTATTAGAAAAATTTAGAAATAAGGTTTTAAATGCTGATCGGTTATGCAAGATGTGGCATTCGTCATCTGAGCTTACATCATTGGTTATAATAAGCCTTGTTGAAGAAGTAGCAGAAAATCCGCAGATGGGTTGGATAAGAGGTGATATTGCTGATACAACTGAATTGCTGTCTCAAATAAATATGTTAAGGAATAAAAATGATGATTTAAAAAAAGAATATGATAACTTGAAAAAAGAATATGAGTTCTTAATAACTCCTGTAAATGATAATATTGCATCAGGAGATGATGTATTTGAAGTTATTGGAGAAAAAGAAGCTTATTTGTATGATGATGATTCGTGGCTCGAGGAAACAAGAAAAGAATTTACTTGGAAGGAAATTTTTTCTGCAGTAGGTCCATATTTGTTTGTACAACGAATATATGATGATTTCACATATTACTTGAGAGAATCATTAAATTCTGCGTATGATTTTAATTTTATAAAATTGAATGATAATTGCGTTCAAGTCATAAAAATTCAATTATGCGTTTTAGGTCTTATTGAGATAAATAATATGAAATTTAATGGAGCAGATGTAGAGGGAATTGTTATTACAGAAAGAGGTAAGACGTATTTATTAGAAATAAAAACAGTTAAGAAGTGACTTACACTACCAACCATCAATATTCGGTGGTTGGTTTTTTGGCGATTAAATAAGTTTATCACTTAGATTTCTAATGCTTCGATTAATTTGTTTTAATCCAGAGACTTCGTTTTTTATCTCTGGATCATTATGCAATGTATGATTTTTGAATGTTAAGTCAATTACATAATTTTCTGTATATGCTTTGCCACATGTTTCTTAACATATTTCTACCTCAAAAGAATCGAAGGTCAATTTTGATAGTTCAAAAGAAGATTTAATATGTTGCTTAGGTGCTAAAAAGATATTTTTGAGTTGAGAAAAATTGAATTCTTTTAAATTTGGCTTACCTACACTTTCCCAACTTAACTCAGGGGAGAAATTAATATATTTTAATTTTGCAGGAGAATTACCAAAGTTTTTAAGTACTAAATATGACAATGCTTCTACGGCACTGTAGTCTAAATAAAAAACCAATTGTCCTCTGTTTTGTTCAAAAAATTGATTTTGGATTTCTTTTAAGTTTTTATATGTATAGACTATGGCAATTATTGAACATATGGTGGCCGTGAAACTAAAAAGGATACCTATGGATTGCAAAAGCAAATCATAATGTTCGTATGGTGACATGATTTTTTCTCCTTTGTAAAGTATATATATGATTATAGCACAAGGTATAATTTATTCAATAATAGAAGAGGTGATTTTATGGATCTTGAAAAGGTAATGAATCCCCCTGAAGATGGGTTTGACGGGCAGGCAGATATAAAATTGGGCTGGATTATTTGCCCTTATTGCGCAAAAAAGCAATTCAAGGTTAATTCAGATACAAGGATTGAGAAAATGCCGCATAAGTGCAAGAATAGCAAGTGTCAACGAGAGTTTATTGTAAATGTATAATTAAATTTAATCGTCTGATTTAAATATAGAGCCTTATGAGCCTTCAGACCTTTGTTAAACACAAGGGAAAGGAGGCTTTTTCTATGGATTTCCATGGACACCGGGAAATAATCAAAAAATTAAAGCGGCAGATTGAAGCGCCGCCGTCTTACGACATTCTAAATATTCTACTATCAGAACTCCAATATACAATGCAAGATAATCCAGATCTGCCGGTTGAGGATAGGGACTTCATCATGGCCTATTCCGGGTTTATCAAAAAATGGGCTGTTACAAGATTCGTTCAGACCATGGACACCAGATGGGATGATCTCTACTGGAAGACTTTACATTTTGAAGCTCCTTTCCTTTTTGAATCATTTTTGATTTATATGGAAAAAGATCGGAAGGCAGATAAACGGTTTTATCTCCCACGGCGCAACACGCTAAAAGTGGTTGCCGATGATCTTCAGGATCTAGAAGATAATAAACTTGACTTCTACGGTCTCTCAATGCCCTCTCGAGTCGGAAAGAGTACTATCTGTATTTTCTTCATGGCCTGGATTATTGGAAAGCGGCCAGACAGCCATAATGCCATGGGCGGCCACTCCGGGAAGCTGGCAAAGGGTTTCTATGGTGAGGCCATAAATCTTATAAACACAAAGGAATATACCTTTGCGGAGATATTTCCAGATTCTAAGTTACAGAAGACAAGTGCAGAGGATTTTGAAATCAACCTGGGCGAGCCAGATCGCTTCGCCAGTCTTACATGTCGTGGTATTGATGGAACATGGACCGGAGCTGTTGATATATCTGCAGATGGCTATCTTTATGTAGATGACCTTATTCGTGACCGTGAGCATTCTTTGAACCCAATCCGTATGGAAAATACCTATCAAGAGTACCTAAACAAGATGGTTGACCGTAAAAATGATGGGGCCAGGGAACTAATGGTGGGGACCAGGTGGTCCATTTTAGATTGTTTGGGAAGAATCGAAAAAGAAAATTCTCATAACCCACGATATAGGTTTAGAAAAATACCAGCATTAAACGAAGATGATGAATCAAACTTTCAGTACGAAATAAAAGGATTTTCAACAAAATATTATCGTGACATGAAGGATAGGCTAGACAAAAACGAATGGGAAGCAAAATACCAACAACGGCCATTTATTCGTGAAGGATTGTTGTTTCCAGAAGATGAACTTCGATTCTTTTATGGAATATTACCGGAGAGTGGGTTTATTCGTGTTGTGACGGCAGGTGATGTGGCATGGGGCGGCGGAGATAGTTTCTCCATGCCTATTGGTTTTGAATATGAGAACGGTGATGTCTATATTGTAGACTGGGTATTTAACAAAGGGGTAAAAGAGATTACCATACCGATTGTTGAAGGAAAAATCGTAGGAAATAAAATTCAGCAGATAAATTTTGAAGCAAACAATGGTGGTGAGATGTACGCCAAATATGTGAATGATGATTTAATTCGTCAAGGATATAAATGTTCTATAACATCAACTAAAGCCCCATCAACTATGGCAAAGCTGGCAAAAATTATTCAGTATTCTGGGGATATTAAGAGACGGTTTATTTTCCTGGCACCAAACTCCTTGATAAAAAGACATGCAGAGAATGATCTACCAGATATAAAGCGATATATGCGTACCAGGGAATACGATGATGCAATGGAAGAACTTACGTTATTTGTTCAAATTGGCAAGAATGAGCATGATGACAGCCCGGACAGCTTGAGTCAGCTGGAAAGATTCTTAGAAGGTGGTTTTACTGCAGAAGTGAAACCTATGAAACGACCATTTTAGGAGGGAATAAAATGTCACGATATTTGAAAAATCCGATAAAAGAAAATCGAAGACTTTGGAACATATATCATGGAATGAAAAAGAGATGCCTCTCTCCCAACTGTGATAGATATAAGGATTATGGTGGAAGAGGAATTACTATATGCCATGATTGGCTTTTAAGCTTTGATAATTTTGCGGATTGGGCAAAAGAAAACGGTTACTTTGAGGGTCTCACAATTGAAAGAAAAAACGTAGATGGAAATTATGACCCTGAAAATTGTAAGTGGATTACTTTGAAGCAACAGGCAAGAAATAAGAGAGAGACGATAAAGGTGAAATATCGGGGGAAAGAGAAACCTTTAATTGAATGGTGTGAAGAACTAGGTTTAGAATATGATACCATGCACGACAGAATAATTAATCGAGGTTGGAATATAGATAAGGCATTTACAACACCCTCACAACAAGAAAATTCATTTCTAAGCCGGTGTAAGACACATGGTATGAATCCTGCAACAGTTCATGATAGGGTTTATAAGTTTGGCTGGCCCTTGGAAAAAGCGTTGTCTACTCCATGTTTGGGCAGAGGTGCAAATTCAAAATCATATAATCCGGAGCAGTTTGGATATGCAAATTGCATAGTTTGTGGATCAAATTTTTTGCGTAACAGCGGTAAGCAGATATATTGCGGAGAACGCTGCAGAAACATAACTAAGCGTACCAGCTTCAAAAGAACAGGTTTGATATATGACGGGCGAACAAGTAGGGGAATGAAATAAATCTATAGAATGGAGGATTTGATTATGAAATTAACGAGGGAATATTTGGCTACTTATACATACCTGGAATCTGAAATTAAGCGTCTCAGGCGCAGAATAAAATACTATGAAAATAATCCATTGACTTCTGAATATGGAATTGTGAAAGGATCTCTGAAGCAGTTCCCATTTACAGAATGCCATTTTGTGGTTTCCGGTGCAAGTGTAAAATCAAATGAGGAAAGAGAAAAGATGGTACGGCAGCTCCTGATTGATTTAAAAGGAAATGAGCAGCTGTTTGAGGACATGAAACTTGAAATAGAATGTTTTCTTGAAAAGTTACCTGTAGAGGAAGTTGAAATAAAGCATATTCTGGCTATGAAATATATTGAAAGAATTTCTGAAAATGATATAGCAAATGAACTAGGATATGAGAGAAGGACTATTGGGAAAAAAATAGATAGATTTTTACCTAAACAATGAAATATATGATGATTATGGTAAAGTATATTTGCTGCAAAATTGAAATATATGCTAGAAAATAGTCATTTTGGAAAAACAAAAAACGATTTAATTACTAGATTATCCTTTTGAATTATAAAAAGCGCTAAACCAAGACCAAGCGTTTGCTATTGCTTAAATTAGGTAGTAATATGACATTTAAGAGAAATGTGCGGGAAGTTTAGATATATATCAGATCTTTATCTTCAAGTCTTTTAATAAATATTGTATAGCCACACACAATTAGTTTTTAGATGCAGAGGGGAGAGATTAAATAATGTCTCCCCTCTGCATCTTCTTGTTTTAGAAAATTTAAAGCACTGTAATTAAGTTACTGTTGCTCATCCTAGCATCAAGAATTATTTTGGAGTCGTCAAATTTACGTATCATTTCTTCATCTAATTCAACTCCATTTTCTTCTAAAAATCTCATGACGGAAGCTTTATATTTAAATCGTGCGACTTCGTCATTAATAAGTGTTTCTTTTAATTCATTAATATTTGCCACGTTTAATCACCTCCTTTCTGCATTCACTAATGGGTATGTTTTATTTAACTAGAGAGATTATTCTCTAAATTATACATTTCTATCTTTTTCCACCAGTTATCTAAATCAGATGTTAGGTAATCGATTTCCATTTTATTATAAATCTCATCAAGGCGTTTCATTAATGATTCGTTAGAATGAATAAAGGTGCATATTTGACAAATTGTATCAATTTCAGAAAAATTGATTAATTCCTTAAACAGACTTTGATCTTCTTCTTTTATTAATTCGTATAGTTTTCCAAATCCAATGTCTTTAGCTATGCGTAAATGAAAACTAAAATAGAGATTAGATATTATTTTATTTATTTCATCTTTATATACGTTTCCGCAACTTAGTTTAGCATCTTTACTAAAACCACCAGCGCAACAAGGATATACTTCACCATCTGGATAAATTGATAAACTATAAAAAAAAGGCTGACCACATGTGCTCTTTTTCTTTACAATATAACTATATCTTTTTTTTTGGTGAAAGAATTCCGCAGCCCTACCTGTGGGCATTACGAGATTGTTTCTTTCTATAACACTTTTATTAAGTTTTATTAAATCATCTAAAGTTTCATTTTCATTCCAGAAAGTTCCTGATACTTCAATTTTAATTCCATTTTTTTGTGCGTATTTAACAATTCTTAATATTGATTTTACCGATACGTACTTAGCATGTTCATAATCATAAGAGAGGCTTATTTCATCTATTCCTAGTAATTTTAGAATATTTAATACATATTCCACCTTATCATCTTCAGTGGCCCAGAAGCCAGAAGTTACAATTCTAAAAGGTTGTGTCACATTATTCTCTCGAATTATTTTAAGTGCTTTAATTATATCGTCAATATACAGAAATGGTTCACCACCAGTTATAACAAATCTTTCTACTTCTTGAAAATTAGAAAATTTAATAACAAGTTCAATCAAATTTTGGGTAGTAAACTCATTCTCTCCTATCACAGATTTAGGATTACCACAGAAATTGCATTTTAATGGGCATCTATATGTGTAGTTAAATCCAACTAAGATATGATTTTTCATTAAACCCTGTTCCTTTCAATTTGCTATGCTACAAGTCTTCAAATATAATATTAGGTAGAATTATTATTATAATTCCCATTTGAAATTGTTATATACAATTTAAGTAACTATTAATTGTATATCGTTTTAATGATATGGTTTCAACATTCCCACATTTCCCATATATAATATGGTAAAATGATATTATGGTATAGAATGAAAAGAAAGCGTTATCGTTTAGATGGCGCTTTTTTGTATGTCTGGAGGTGAGAGATTGGCATTTGAAAGCTGGCTATTAAAAATAAATGGAACAGTGTTTCCAAATGAATTAATTGCACTGGAATCATATAAGTGTACGCCGGATCAGATAATGGACATGGATCCCTACCGAGATGGGAACGGAGAACTTCATCGTAATGCCTTACCCCATACCGCAACCTCCATGGAATTTTCCACCACATATTTGCGATTAATGGACGTAGATAGGCTGAATGTATTTGTCCCACACGGGAACAGAGTTAAATGTCAAATTGAATATTGGAATCCAAACACGTCCTCGTATAAATCGGGGGCGTTTTATATTTCAGATATTCCCTATGAGATCGTGAACGTTGATGAGAAGAAAAAAGACATACTCTACAAGCCGATTAAGATAACAATAACTGAGTATTAAGGAGGTTGTGAAGTGCTGAATATTCCAGAAGAAATAAAAGAATTGTTTCGGGCAGATAACTTAAGTTCTGCTACTCAGCGACATATAAAATTGCGGTTCTTTGATGAAGGGATAAAGATGATTTATCCGGAAGATACCCTGTTCCCTAGCGACGATTTATTTCCGGTCGACCAGGAACCAGTATATGTCATTGATAATAGCCAGATAATTTCTGAATCTATGACAATAACAGAGAGCTTATGCTCAAGCCAGAATTTAACCTTTGGCGAATGTTGTGCTTCCATGTTTGAAGTTACGGTTGCTGATGTATTGATGGATCTGACCGGGAAAGAATTTATGGCCACTGTTGAGATCGGCGGCTATGAAATGGCATTGGGGATTTATAGAGTGGAAAGCTTTGTCCGGGAACAAGCTGATAGGCGGCGCAAGAAGATAACGGCTTATGACCGTATGCTGAATTTTGATATTGATGTTGCTGACTGGTACCAAGGATTGACCTTCCCATTAACATTGAAGCAGTTTAGAGATTCTCTCTGCAGCTATGTGGGTGTTACGCAGGTCATGGCAGAATTGCCCCTGGACAATATGCAGCTGACAAAAACTATTGAACCTGAGCAGTTAGACGGACGTAAGGTTTTAATGGCTATCTGTGAGATAAATGGCTGTTTTGGAAACATTGATAAGACCGGCCGGCTTACATATAAGTTTCTTGGGACTTCCGGATTATTTCCATCGGAAACCTTATACCCTGATGATGAATTATTTCCAGCGGAAATGACTAATGCGGAAACATTGTCTTATTACAAGCAATCGGAAACGCATTATGAAGATTACGTGGTGAGTCCTATTGACAAAGTGCAGATCAGGCAGGAGGAAGGTGACGTTGGTGCTTCCTACGGTCCAGGAAGTAATTGCTATGTTATTCAGGGCAATTACCTGGTATATGGCAAATCGGGGCAGGAGCTTCTTACGATAGCAGCTACTTTGTATGGACAAATTTCAGGGAGACTGTACAGGCCATGTCAAATCGTTGGCCCGGCGTTGCCCTGGGTGGAAGTTGGAGACGGTATTATCTGCTATACTACAGATGATGTGATTGAGACCTACTGTCTTGAGCGTACTTTAAAAGGCATACAGGGTATGACGGATACTTATGTTGCGAAAGGCAATGTTGAACAGGAACAAAGCTTTGGGCTTGGGGATCAGATTATCCAGTTGGAGGGAAAGACAGCTGTCATTAAGAAATCTGTGGAAGAAGTCTCTATCCGGGTAACAGATTTGAAAGAAGAAACGGAAGCGCAGTTTAAGGTGACAGCCGAGCAGATCCTCCAGGAAGTGACCAGGGCGCAGCAGGCAGAAGCATCTTTAAAGATTAGAGCGGATGAAATTGACGCTACAGTGAAAGACTTTAAAGAGGATACAAACGCACAGTTTAAGATAACAGCTAATCAGATATTACAGAAGGTAAGCAAAGGTGAGGTTTCTTCACAGCTTTCAGTTGAAAGTGATAAGGTGACGATATCCGGCAACAGGCTTATTGTAAACAGTACAAACTTTCAACTCGACGGTGACGGTAATGCTACTTTCAGCGGAAGAGTAGTTGGTGGATCTATAAACATAGGAGCAAATTTGTTCGTGGCAAATAATTCGGTTGTGCGATTAGGAGACTATCAGGTAAGTGCTAATGGAACCGGGACTCTCATGTCTGCTAACGGGTATGTAAATATTACAGATATTGTTACAAGTGGACCGTCCGGAGAGCTGGCACGAATGACAATTGGAAGTGACCTTATGCGTGAAGCTATTGAACTTAAAGGGACTGGTGATATTAAAACTGCAAGAATTTATTGTCGGCAGGATTATTATTTTGAAGGCGATGATTGGGCTGGATCGTGGGGAGTTTTGAGAATGTTAAAACAGGTATATAACAGATTAGATGCAATAAGGTATTCAATTCAAAATATAGGAGGAAATGTTGACTGGGATTAGTATATTGGTACAAGCTATTTACACCACACACAAATAATGGTACTATTTACTTATAATTATTTGGAGGTGCGGAATGAAAAAGATTGTAACCGTTTTACTAACTCTTTCAATAATGTTAATTATGCCAAGTAGCGTGTTTGCACAAAATGCAGCATCTATTCCATGGACAGACAGTATTCGCGATATGCCATTCAGTTCAAGGACTGATAGCAATGGACAGGAGAGATGGGTATACTATAAGCAAGATGGAAGCCTTGCCCAGAGCCAATGGGTTCAAAACCACAAATATGACTGGTATTATTGTGACGAAGACGGATTTTTACTGAAAAGCACCTGGTTTCATGATCCGGCAGATGGTAAGTATTATTATCTTGGAGATGACTGGGCAATGATCCATGACACCACAACCCCAGACGGCTATACTGTAGGATCAGATGGAGCCTGGGTAAAAGACGGACAGGTGGTAGTTGAAACAGTGACCAATAATTAAATAGTATTATTACTAGGAGTAGGGAAAATTTCCTGCTCCTTTTGTTATACCAATTTCTAATATCTAACATTGCTATATATTGGTATGGTTTTGTATGGTGTTGTATCATTTGGTATATTTTCTTGGTTCTATAACTTAGTCTTATAATACACTTATAGTCTTGATTTTAGGCTGTTTACAAAGGTTTTTAGGAGTGATACGATATGTCTAACAAATATAAATTTTTAGAAGAATGAGGAGGATATATATGTACGAATACATATTTAAAGCAGGAAGTGAAGCAACTATTGACACATCTGCGTTTTGTAAGGACTTTAAAGAAATAAAACATGAAAATATTAATGTGGCCCCGAATTGTACCTGTATGCGTTCTACGTATCCAAATGGCTTTATTATGGATATGGAAGAATATGCAGATAAAATTGTATTAAAAACCAACCGTGAGTTAATTGATAATGGAAATGGAACTCTTAGTGTATCTGAAAAGTAATAAAACAACTATTGCGAAGGTAAGAGTATATTCCTGTTTTTAATTATGCTCTTACAAAGAAGGTACGTCAAATTTGACGCAGGGGTACTGCCTATGGGGCAGAGCCAGTATCTTTTAACCCTATTGTAAAATAAAAAGATTGACGTTCGACATCAAACGTGATACTGTATATACAGGAGGTGAGAATGTGACCGATGTAAGAGAGGTCTTTATCACGAGGGAAGTTGCTGATGAATTAAATTTAACTCCGACATATCTGATTAAGTTAGCAAAAAGAATGGGGTTAAATGAAACGGAAATGCGAGAAGCAGGAAACCGAAATTATTTATTCAGTAAAGAGGCAGTAGAAAAACTCAAAAATCGTAGTAAAGTCTATTAAAAGCACCCGTCCTACCTACCAAGTAACAACGAGTGCTTATCTCGAGGAAAACCTCTATGAAATATATTATCATAGAGCGTTCTTCCTTTCAAGGCCAAATGGCCATGAGATGTGTTTAAATATGTTTTTTATTATCGGGAGGTATTAATATGTTGAGCGAAAGACAACTTACACCCGAAAAAGACCTTATTGGTAAAGATACGATTGAGATTTTTAAGAATGAAGTGATGTGTCTACAATGCCGTGCGTTGTTAAATCCGGACGGAAGCATTTCCATAAACGCTGAAGATACAGCAATTGGATTAGGGTGGACGCAAGAAAAAGGGAACAAAACCTATGTAAGATGGGAAACACTTAATGCATATTTAAAAGATTTTGGTTTTTCCCAAGAAGTTGGGAAGGAAGATTTTATTCCAGAGAGTCTGTTTTATATGTTGGGCTTTAAAGCTGGAAATGAACGGGCAATGAAGTTTCAACAGTGGCTGGCAATGGACGTTCTTCCCTCTATACGTAAAAACGGATTATATGCTACAGATCAAACGATCGATAAAATTCTATCTAACCCAGATTTTGGAATCCAGTTGCTTACTAATCTGAAAGTGGAAAGAGAAAAGAATAAATTTCTGACTGGACAGATTGAGAAACAGCAACAGGTCATTGAAGCCCAACAGCCAAAAGTTACGTATTATGATATGGTTTTGCAGTGTACTTCCTTGATTAAGACCACAGATATCGCAAAGGATTACGGGGAAAGTGCGCAATGGCTTAACAAGTACTTACATGACAAGGAAATTATTTTCTGGCAGGGAAACCGTAAAAATGGTCGTTACTATTTGTATGCTGATTACGCCCCTATGGGGTATGCACAATCTCAAACTTACAGTTACCAAAATTCCAAAGGAATGTATGACTCAAAGACACATCTTTATTGGACACAGAAAGGCCGTTATTTTATCTATGAAACATTGAAAGCAGATGGCATTTTGCCGATTGTGGAAAGAGTTGCATAGAAGATAATCTTACACTTACAAAAGATGAAACCGTAAAGGAGAATGTACCATGAGTAAATACAGAATGATTGTTTTATATATATTGAGGAGTAACAGCATTAGAGAACTGGAAGATACGTTACATGATGATGCATATTTGAGTACTTTAAATGATGGATTTAGAGAATTACTTATAGAAGATATAAAAAAGGTTATTATGGAAAAAGAGATGGAACAAATAACCGCATAACGATGCATAAGAGAGCGAGGATTGATTTCCCCGCTCTTTTCTTCTGCTTTTAAATAAAGAAAAAATTGACAGGCTTTTGTAAATCTGTTATTGTATATACAGCTAAAATTGAAAGAAGGTCGTATATAGCCACGTTAATATATACATATACAGGGAGTGTTGACATGTCCACCCCGGTGCTTGGTAGCTCTTGGAGCCGTGACCCGTTGTGAAACGTACACAACAGGACATGTCTCTTTTTTTGTTTAAAATTCCGGGATTTATTCCTGTGAATATATAGGGGTGAAACTCCTTTCCGGGCATGCTCCGGGAACGCCCCGAAATAATTTTACTGGCTCTGCGGAATGTAGAGTCGGAAGTGAAAATTTAGGAGGGTACGCTTAGATGGGCAGAGCCGAAATTTTTACTACAGGATAAATTAAGAAAACACAGACAATTACCACTTTGGAAATTGCGGAGATGATGGATGTTCCTCATGCAGATCTTTTAAAGAAATTAGAAGGTCGAAGAGATAGGAAGGGTTATATCCAAATTTTAGGTGAAGGACAAATGTCCGTTACCGATTATTTTATTAAATCTACATACGTCACAGGACAAAATAAGGAAATGCCTTGCTACCTTGCCACCAAAATGGGTTGTGATTTTCTGGCCAATAAATTTACCGGGGAAAAAGGAATCCTTTTCACAGCAAAATATGTGAAGAAATTCCATGAGATGGAAGCGGCTTTTACACCGAAACGCCCTCAAACATACATTGAGGCATTAGAAGAGCTTTTACAGTCAGAAAAGCAAAAAGAACAGCTTCGATTGGAATTGGATCGTAGCAAAGACTGGTATTCCATTAAACGGGTGGCCGCTCTAAATGGAGTTGACTGGAGAACCTTTGATTGGCGAAAGTTGAAGCGTACTGGTTTGGATATGGGATATGAAGTCAAAAAGATTTTCGATGCCAATTATGGCGAGGTCAATACATATCACCGGGAAGTATGGGAAGCAGTATATCCCGAATATGAAATTTAATAAAGAAATGTATTTAGAAAGGACGTCTTTAACCGGGCGTTCTTTTTCTATGCCCGAAAGGAGGAGCTCATGAAAAATATAATTGCATATACCGAGGATCAGGTAAAACAAATTGTTGGACTTTTAAACGGTGTGACCGTTGCTGGTATCCAGAATTCTAAGCAGATTGCTGCAGTTGCTCAGATTTTGGATTCAGGAACGCCGGGAGAAATAAAGGATCCGGTCAAAACAACAGAAGTGTGCCGCTCAAAATAATGCTAGACCAGCAAAAGGAATGGGGTGAAGTTAAATGGGATATCAACCTTTTCATGTTCTAAGAAACTGGCTGAATTTACCTTCTCAAAAGACTCCTATTAATGCATTGAGTCTAAACTATATGGATAATGGCATTAAGGAATTGGACAACAGAACTGTCCAGTTAGATGCAAATAAAGCAGAGAAATCATCACTAAATACTTTGGTTAAAGATGTAACGCTGGATACAAACACAGGAATACTTACCGTTACTTTACAGAATGGTACCGTAAAAACATACGATCTGGACATTGAGAAAGTAGTTACTAACTTTGATATAAACGATCAAAATCAGCTTGTATTAACTCTGGCAGATGGAACACAGAAAGTGATTGATCTGACACGGTTCGTTTATTCCGTGGAAAGCACTGCCACGATTTCCATGACAATCACTGACCGGGTCATGAGGGCGGTTATTGTAGATGGATCTGTGACTATGGATAAACTTGAGGCAGCCATTCAGACAGAATTTAGACAGTATTTGCTTGACGCTCAGTCGGCCCGTGATGCCGCACTCAATTATCAGAAGTTTGCAAAGCGGTATACTTTGGGTGACCCGGATTTTCCGGGAAGCGAGAATGATTGCGCGAAGTTTTATTATGAACAGGTAAAGGGGGATTCCGCTACCTCCAGCCAGAATGCTCAGCAGGCCGCAGACAGCGCAGCAGTATCAACCACACAGGCGGGAATCGCTACTACTAAGGCGGCAACGGCCACTGCAGCAGCAAATCAGACAGCGGCAGATGTTTTAACCACAACTCAGAAAGCAGCGGCAGCTGGCGCCAGCGAGCAGGTGGCAAGGGATAAGGCAGCGGAGGCAGTATCAAGCCAGACGGCAGCGGGGCAGAGCGCAACAGCGGCACAGGCCAGTGCATTAGAAGCTAAAAGCCTTACCCGTGGAGGAGTTGTCCCAGAAGACGCTGAGGACAATGCAAGATGGTACTGGCAGCAGGTGCAGGATCTAAAGAAGCAGATTGACCAAGCGGCTAAAATATCAATACCACAATTTTATGTTGATATGAGTAAAATGCAACTTAAGAGCAATACGGCAGCAAAGGGTATTAGTTTTAGAATGGAAGCAGGTAAATTTATTGGAAAGGAGATCATGCAATAATGATTGAATCAGATGAAGTTATATATGGAACGATAGGAATGCTTCCTGATGGGGAGTTTGATCCTGATAAAAAGTATGAGCTGTTAAATTTAGTATCCTATGATGGTAGCAGTTATGTGGTACACACTGATCCGCCTAAGGGTACTCCGCCGACTGATTTAAACTACTGGCAAGTATCAGCACTGGGAACCAGCAAGGCCACGGCTGACAGCGTGGGTACAGTTAAGCCAGACGGCACAACAACGGAGGTAAGTACTGACGGCAGTCTGAGCGTAAAGACAGCCACGCAGAACACCCTGGGGCTGGTAAAGGGCAGTAATGGAATTACGGTAGGATCTGATGGGAGCATCGATATAAACACGCTCTTCACGCAAGCTACGGAGTTGGCCAACATCATAGCAGGGGAAGCTATTGCTTCTGTATTTGGGAAAGTAGCTAAATCCATAGCTGTAACAATGGGATTGAATGAAAATGCCCTGCTTAAGAATATGCTGACCAACATGGATGCAAATGATCAGAATAAGGTCCCAACGTCAGCATTTGTGCATACCCTCTGGGCGCGGATCGGCATGGGTGAAGATCTGGATATCGGTGCGAATTTGACCGCAGTGGTTAAAGCGCTAAATAGCAATTTAAGTAACACATCAAGTGTAACTGTTACAGCCCCTAGCGGGTTTGGAGGCACGGTAAATGTGGAATTAATAAAAACTGGTAATCAAGTTGATTGCCGAATAACGGTAAATAACAGCGGTGATATTCCGTCAGTAACTGCAATCACTAATGTCATTACTGAAGCTTACCGCCCTAAAACACAAGTATTTATTGTGCTAAGAAAAAACAATTCAGACAGCACCGCAGCCGTTATGTATTCGAACACTATAAATGCAATTAGATCAACCGATCAACCAATTTCCGCTGGGACTTGGTATGGCTTCGCACATTGGTCTACTGCAACTTACTAAATGATCATTTATTCAAGTGGAATAACTAAGTAATCTATGTAAGCGTATCTGTTGTCAGAACTAGCGTATATCGTTGTAGCCCAGTTACTACTTGATCCCACCGTGATGGTAAATTGTTTACCTGCATCGGCAATTTTTACCACCTGTGGAGTAAAAAGACGACGGACATCTGAGACTAAATCCACGAAAGCATAATGACAGTTATCAAAGAAAAACTCAACAGCTCCGTTTGTGTTTCTGGAAAATTCCATAGATCCTAATGCTACTACAATAGATTTTTGAGGTACAGTATAGCTCAACTCAGTTATTGGCTCCCAATTGGTATTATTAAATATTTTGTTGGATTGTATTGTTTTCCTCACAGTATAAGCTGATTTTATCTTATTTAAATTGCTATTTAACGTAGAACCGGAGCTGTCCGAAAAAACAGCAGAAAGGGAAATTATGATACAAATAATTGTAACATGTATAATAACAGCAATTATAACTTCTCTATTAACGACAAAAATATTAGCCACCTACTATTTTAAAATAATAGATGGCTATGTAAGTAATATGGTTGAAATGTCAAAAGATTTATTACGGACAACATATTTGAAGAAATGAAATACCTAAGGAGGTTAATTGAATAACACGTTTTTCTAATTTTAAATTAGGATTAGGATGTATTGATGTATAATTATTTAAAAATTCTTCATATACATCATATGCATTTGGCTGTTCGAGATATTGATTATACAAACTTTCTATTAATCCAAGTCTGGTTAAAGAGGAAATGGATTGAGATGATTCTTGCATTTTAGTACAATCTGGATTCATTAAAAAAAGATTGGTAATTACATAACTATAAGTGGGCTTTTCGGACTTAATTAACTTAACATCGCAAACTGGTAGATATCTTTTGTCCTGTAACAATAATAAGTTTTGTGCGTCTAAAGTCGACATCGTTTTTAATAGTTCTCCAAATGAAGGGTGTACTAAATCACTTTTACGGTTATCAATAGAAGCAGAAATCAAATTAGAGAACATTTCTCTTAATTCGTCTTCTTCAACACAGTATTTTGAATTTTCTAATGCTGGCATAATCGTTTGGATTTTACCCTCAATACGATTTTCTTCTGGTATTTTAGCAATTTTATCTTCTAATGATTTTTTGAAGATTTCTAAATCAAGTGCATATTTGATTTTTCGCTTTTCTGCCATTTGAGAGATTCCACCGAAAACTAAGTACCAGCAGTCGGCTAAAGTTTGTCCTGCATTTTTAGTTGGTAAATCCGTTAGGTTCTTAGCGGCATTATCAACCGAATCGGGAACTTCTACATTTAATAAAGAAAAATTATTTGTTGTTTCTGACATATTAACACGACCTTTCAATTTGATAATAATATCTTATCAGATTGTGAAGAAATAACAATGATTTTGTAGGAAATGTTGTTATGAATTTTGCTATTTAACGAACTAAATAAACTTGTAAACCAGTCCCGTACCGGGTCTTATTTTTATGCCCAAGAGGCGGAAAGGAATTTAATCATGAGTAATATTGAAAAAATAAAGTTTGGGGATCAGCCTTTTGATCTGGTTCCTAACGGGGTGAAACTGGAAGAAACCGGAGGAACAATAACCTTTCAGAAAGGACCGGCCTCCTTTGACAGCATCAAGGCGCTTTTAAAAGCCAATGGTGAAATCGCTCAGACAGGTTTGTCTGGCAATACTGTTTGGGTTCGTGAAGATTTGGTATATGCAAAAAGATTAACAGAAGAGTCTGATTATGTGATCGGTAAGGATGAGGACGGAGTAACGGATATCAAGGCGGATGTAATGATTGCCTATTTTAAGACTCCTGATCTGAATGATCGGGTAGCAGCATTGGAAGCAGAGAATGCGGAAATTAAAAAGGATAATGAATCCTTAAAAACAACCGTTGGTACTTTAGTTTTATCAAGTCTGGAGGTGTAAGTATGTTTGAAATGTTAATGTGGCTATATGATGGTGGCAAAGGTAAACTTACGGTCACTATGTTATCAAATGCAGTAATTAAGGGCTGGATCACTGATACAGAAAAGCAGGAGATATTGGCAACTAAAAAATAATGAAACGGAGGTGCCGCCATGACAGAAACGGAGGTTGCCGTTAAATTGGAAGCGCATGAGCATGAAATTAAATCATTAAAACATCGGATGGAAGATCAGGAGGCACAGAGTAAGACAATCCAGGAACTGGTTTTGTCAGTTAAAGAACTGGCTCTAAATATGCAGGCCATGTTAAAAGAGCAGGGAAGCCAAGGAGAAAGACTGGCAAAGCTTGAAGCTGCACCCGGAGAAGCGTGGAGTAGCATGAAACGTACAATCATTAATACAATAGTAGGGGCAGGAGCCGGAGCACTTGCTACCGGGATATTTTATATTATAGCTCAAAATTTATAAGGAGGGAAAAGGAATGAACAAAGAATATTTAGTAAAATGGGGTAAGGCTGCAGGAATCAGGGCAATTAAAACTATGGCACAAACCGCTATAGCCACAATAGGCACCACAGCAGCAATGTCAGAAGTTAACTGGGTTATGGTAACTTCTACTGCTGGATTGGCAGGTATCATATCGGTTCTAACATCATTAGCCGGTTTACCTGAATTAAAATAGCTTGTTGCGACCGTCGCAACGGTTGTAATGTTACAATTTTTATGGACCTGGGACAATCCTGGGTCCTTTTTCGATTGGAGGAAAATATATGCAGATCAATAAATTACTTACACCCTATAACTACAGCAATGGCGAATTGAACCGTATTAAATATATCGTAATTCATTATGTGGGAGCGCTGGGAGGAGCAGAGGCTAACTGTAGATACTATGCTTCACAGTATGTTGGTGCCAGTGCTCACTACTTTGTAGGCTTTTCCGGAGGAATCTGGCAGTCCGTTGAAGACAAAAATATTGCATGGCATTGCGGAGCCAAAACCTATATCCATCCTGAATGTCGCAACAGCAACAGCATTGGCATTGAGCTGTGTGTCAGAAACAAAGGCAGCCAGTCCGATACCAGCCGGGACTGGTATTTTGAAGATGCAACAGTTCAGGCAGCCATTGAATTAACCAAAGATCTCATGGCGAAGTATAACGTACCTGCAGATCGTGTAATCCGGCATTATGATGTGACTGGGAAGATCTGTCCGAACCCTTATGTCTATAATCATACGCAGCACACATGGGAGGATTTTAAGGCAGCACTGGTGAAAATACCAACTGAATATACTAAGGGCTGGAACCATGATAAAAATGGCTGGTGGTATGCTGATACGAAAATTACTTACCATAAATTTTGTTGGCAGATAATCAATGGCCATAAGTACTATTTTAATCCGGACGGATACGCTGTTACCGGTTGGCAGGAGATAGATGGTAAATGGTATTACTTTGAGCCCAGAGCCGGCCATAACCTGGAGTGTGCGCTGTATGTATCAGATCAGGAAGGAGCGCAGCGTATTGGTGAGTTTTGAGATTAGTGAAATAGTGCTATATTTGTTTGGCAAGGTTACCAATTGCCCAGGTTGATATAAGATGATAATATGAATGCATTCTAAAACATAAATCAAATGCTGAAATCCCAGAATACTATAATCGATTATATTAAAAATTTACAAGTCATATGTTACATTCTAATGGCTTTCTTTTCTGCACTTATTTATTGCTTAGAATGATAATACAACAATTACAAAAGATAAATTTTGGAGGTATATTGTATGAAAAAGAGAGCATTGCTAAGATTGGCAACGAGTATTTGTTTTATGTTTTGTATAATGGTTTTAGGGCAATTCACTACTATGGCTGATGAGGTTGAACCTACATGGATAACATTAACTTCAATGTCTACTGGTAGATCTGACTTTCAAATGGAAGTAATAAATGGTAAAATTTATGCTATGGGTGGGATTGATAATGGTGTTATTAATAATTCAACAGAGGTATATGATCCAAGTACAAATCAATGGGAACCATTAGCTTCGATGTCAACAGCCAGGTATTCATTTCAAACAGAAGTAATAGATGGAAAAATTTATGCTATTGGTGGAGTGATTAAAAATAGTTCAAGAACTAATTCAATAGAGGTTTATGACCCGGCTACTAATAAATGGACAACATTAGCTTCAATGTCTACAGGTAGGTCTGATTTCCAAACGGAAGTAATTAATGGCAAAATATATGCTATTGGTGGAACTACCAATAATAATGCTACCAATTCAACAGAGGTATATGATCCAATTACAAATCATTGGACGACACTAGCTTCTATGTCAATATCTAAGTGTAGATTTCAAACAGAAGTAATAGATGGAAAAATATATGTTATCGGTGGTTCTGATTTGAATAAAAATAAAACAACAGAAGTATATAATCCATCTACTAATCAATGGACAACACTAGCTTCTATGTCTATATGTAGGCAGAACTTTCAAACAGTAGTAATAGATGGAAAGATATATGCTATGGGAGGACAAGGGCTAAATATTGATGGAGGATTTTTTGTATCAACAGAGGTATATGATCCAGCAATCAATCAATGGACAACATTGGCTTCTATGTCTACTAGCAGGACAATGTTTCAAACAGAAGTAATAAATGGGAAAATATATGCTATAGGGGGTTGCGATGCCACTACTCACAAAAATTCAACAGAGACATATGATCCATCTACTAATCAATGGACAACATTAGTTTCAATGTCTAAAGATAGGCAAAGATTTCAAACAAAAGTAATTGATAGAAAAATTTATGCTGTTGGTGGTGATAGTAATTCCTCTGTGGAAGTATATACAATTCCAGAAACACTATCAAACCTTAAAGCTATTGGCGGAGATTCCAGAGTAGACTTAACCTGGAATCCTGTAACCGATGCAACAAGCTACACCGTTAAGCGCTTCACGACTGCAGGAGGCCCATATACAACAATAGCGACAGGTATAACAGGAACTACCTATACAGACACGGGCGTTACTAATGGTACTACATACTATTACGTTGTAACTGCAATCGTAAATGGGAGTGAAAGTTGGAGTTCTAACGAAGCCTCAGCAACTCCACAAGCTTCCACTAATCCAAATCAGCCAACCGGAAACAAGGCTCTTCTTGTGATCTCAATGGTTACTGGCGAACGTAAAGAATATGAAATGACCACTGATAAAATTAACGATTTCATTGCATGGTATAACAGCAAGGCAGCTTCCAGCCCAACCTATGTTATTGAAAAGGAGTATAACAAAGCTTCGTTTACAGCTCGAAAAGATTATATTTCTTACGAACAGATTTCAAACTTTGAGGTGAATGAATATAACAATTAATGAAGACTAAATACAGGCGGGTATCTGGTATACGAACCCGCCCTTAAAAATACTTTCCATATTTGATCCATCGTGGTATTATAGTAATGTAGAGTGGCAGAAAGGATAGCCATATGAATATAAATGATAATACACTTAAAGCAATCAATGTAATTCCTTATAATGGAAAATCAATAAATCTTAATGATCTGTGCATGTCCTACACAAATTTCCAACCAAATCAAGTGTTAGAAGCAGCAGTACATGGAGATATGATAGTTATAACAACAGCTATAAAAAACAATCTAACTAGTTAAAATTTTAAATGTCGCTCTACTCCCGTTGAAATAAGCCTATAAGTATTACTGTATTCGCTGTTTGCATAACGCTGAAGCTGCATTAATCACTTTCTGGTTCCTACGGTAAAAGGAAAGGTCCTGCTGCCGTTAATGGAACTCAGTTCCGCTATACAGTTATAGCAAAATCCTCCGGTTTTGTAGTTGGCAAACCTACAATCGAATGACATAGGAGATTTTTTGCTTGATGCTGATGCTATTTGGAAATACACCTGCATAGCAGAAGGTTTATTTTCTCTATTCTATAATTTAGAATCCCGGACATTCTATAAATACCTTCATAGAATCTCCGGGATTTTGTAAACTTTTAGGACAAAAATTAAGCTTTAGATTAAATTAAAAGTTATCATAATAAGATAATCCAAAATTACTTATGTTATAATTCTTTCCATGAACAATGCCAACACCATATCTAATAGCTTCTCTTCTTTCCTGACCGTCAGCACTTATTACATAAGTATGTATTGCCGTTAAAATATCTGGATCACCAGCCCAAGCCGATCCTTTTGCTAATTTATAGCCGGCAATAGATGATAGCATATCAGACTTAGAAACGCTAAATGACCATTCGTGTACAGACTGATCAAAGAGATATGCCAATCCCTGTGTGGTTGTGATTCCAAAATCACTTGCATAATTTAATGCATGATTAAAATAATCTTCTGCATGACTGATTTGAAGAGAAATACAGTAGGAATTTTTGCCTAATGCTTCAAAACATGCCTGCCAATCAGAAACTAATGCCCCTTTTGGTGTAGAAATACTATCCCCCCAAGCTACCTGTTTAGAGGTTGAAATTTTTAACATATCTTTTACAGATTTAGCTTTAGTTGCACCGAAAATGCTTGTAAAATCTGTATTATGTGATGCAATAAATTCTTTAAGTAACGGCTGTAGTGTTTCTTGTCCTAAATTATACTGGATAATACCAAATGACATACCTTGACCATCAGCATTTCCAGTAACATTTGAGTATCCGTTATTGCCTTCAAAAAATCCTGTATTTGATAATAATTTTTTCTTAAGACTTAAAGTAATGCTCTTCATATATTAATCCTCCATATTTTTATTGTAATTAAAAATTTATCATGAGGGGAATTACAAGATGGAAATAACATTCCCTATTATTCCATGCTTGTCTCACTGGAATTTTTGATTACACTATATAAAAATAAATTTTTTTATTTTTAGCAACTAAATTTATATTATTTTATATTTATTTAAAAAGTATCATAACTTAAAAGGTTATGGTACTCTCAGACTGTAGACAAAATCCCGGGCTACCGCCCGGGATTTTTCTTTGAAAAGTTTCTAAAAGTTGAGTATAATAAGGACTTGAAGGCATTTTTCTGATATAATAGGAGTATCAAAATAAGGCGGTGATTCTACCTACTTATGATGACTCAAAATGCTAATAAGAAAAGAGAACAGATTAGTTTATGTGTATGGATGATATGGTTACTCAGAATCATCTTCTTAGAATCATTGATAATGCAATTGATCGGAACTTTATAATTGGAATAGGATATTGAACTTCAATGAGTATACGGTAACGTCTAAACTTTACAATCTATTGCCAGCTTATCATCTCTTATGCCTTTGAAAACAGGCTGCCTAAAGCTATCCTTTTCATTTAGACCGGTCTCAAGAAAAGTTAAGCATTCATTTTTTTCACAATTATTTAGCATTTGTTTGACTCCTTAACAAAATATAGTAAAATTTGTCTTTCTGTAGTATATCATATTCTCTATCAAAAAAACAAACATTTGTTCGAAAATAGCAATTTAGCACTAAAAGCAAATGCCAGCGATTTGGAGAGCAAAGCCGGACTCGGAACAAATAGTTATGATGGTGTACAGTCCATTATATATCCTTCCGGTATAGGCAATACATCATATACAAATGCCCAGGTTTTATCACGCGCACCATATTCGCAGAACCCAGGTGTACGCGCGATGTATGGATTTGAAAATGTTGGAAGTAACGCAGGCGCATTATATTTAGATACTGATGGACGACTTAAATGGATAGCCCATGATGGTAATACAAAAGTAATTGATTGGACATAAATACGCCCGTATCAAACAAAGGATTCTCTAATACAAATGATCATTTTAATGAAATATTAACTCGAACATATCCGTAGTTTCCGGGCGCAGAACTAAACAATGAAGGATCATTGGTATAAATGCTAAAACTGTTGGGGCTCATGTGAATTTGCCACTTACTGTAGTCAACATCGTTATCTTGTACGTTAACTCCAGTAATGGTTACATTATACCTGGAACTATGAGGAAGCGATATTCCAGATGAAGAAGCATATCCACTGCTTCCACCTCCAAAAATAATAGGATATTCTATGTCAGTTCCAATAATATTTAAATTGCTATTTAATTTAGAGGAAAAATAGATAAAAATAAATGTTAAAATCTATTAAATTATTGTAAATTTTACTTCTTTTTATTATAATATAGTTAAAAAGACTAGGAGTAATAAATATGTATAATCCTTTTTTATTATTTAATTTAAACTTACCTGGCGAACTTAAAAACATACCACAAAAAGAAGTAATCGAGGCTAAAAGAAAAGTTAACTCTCTTCTAAAAGATAGTAAAGCCCAAGCTAAATTAGGTAAGTGCTACTATTGCAATAATGATTATAATAGTTTTTGCAATTCTCATACAATACCTCAATTTTGCTTGAAGAATATAGCGATAGATGGAAAAATATATTGCATGAATACAATAATAGAGTTACCTGTTATAAAAGATGAAAAAGGTATAAATGAAGCTGGGGTCTTTCATCTGATTTGTCGTGACTGTGATAGCAAAATTTTTAAAGATTATGAGAATCCGGAGAATTACAATGATGTTCCTACAATAAAAATGCTTGCACAAATTGATATGAAAAACAACCTAAAAAACATTAGTAAGAGATTGATGGAAATAGAATTATACAAACTAATGGGGGAAAGATTATCGGTATCGAATGATTATGTAAGTTATAGAAATGAAATTAATGAAATGGATTTAAAAGAATATCATGAAGCCTACTTGAACGCGAAGAAAGTAGATCTAAAACCCACAAATGGTGAATATTTTATTGGCTTTTATGAAGTACTTCCATATTTAGTCCCAGTGGCTTTTCAAGGCACCATTGCATTAGTTTCAGATCTTAATAACAATATCATCAATGATATATATAATTCTAATCCTGATTACATAATAAAAAACATATCATTATGTATATTTCCATTTAAAAGTTCAAGTTTAGTTATGCTATTTGTTGAAAAAAATAATCGTAGATTTAGTCGCTTTTTTAGACAGTTGAAGAAATTTAGTTTAGAAGAGCAATTAAGTATAATTAATTTTATCTTATTTTCTTATACTGAAGATTATTTTATATCACCATCTATACCCAAAGACATTATGGAAAAATTAAGTGATGCATCTGGTAAAACTACTAATATGTTAGCAGATGCAAATACAACTAAATCCCAGCAACTTCAAGAAATTATTGATAATTTTAATTATAATGAAAGAAATAAAATCCCTAATTTGTTATCTGAGCAATTTGCATTAATTGCTCAAAGAGATAATTAAAGTTTTATTAAATTGTTTGATAACTATAACATTCCCACATTTCCCATCCATAATATGTTATTATGATATCAGTGAAAAGTATATCAACGTGCGCTCGGCTCAGGCTGGGCGTATTTTTCGTGGGTGGAATTATGGAAAAGAAAATTGAAAAACCAGAACAGAATAAAAAAGAAACTATTTGGAGGGACAGAAACTCACAACATCCTGAATGGAAGAGTTCAAGTGGAATGGTTTTTAAGTCTAAGAAGGTGAAAAGCGGATGAATAAACGTAGCTTCGTAGATATCTGTAAAGGATCATTTGGACGTAAGGTAGCTTATACTGGCGCTTCAGTTATCACACCTGAAAATGTTTTAAAGGTAGTTGGTAGAGCAGTCGGTGTCTTGAACTATAACAGACCGTTCATTCGCTACCTACATGATTATTACATGGGAGATCAACCGGTTTTATATCGAGAAAAAATTGTGCGCCCAGAAATAAATAATAAAACAGTTGAAAATCATGCTTTGGAAATTGTTCGCTTTAAAACAGGGCAAACATACGGCGAGCCTATCCAATATGTAAGCCGCAAAAAGGATGATGCCATTAATAAAGCTGTTGATTCTCTTAATGATTATATGAGGGACGCTCACAAGCAGGCGAGAGACATTGAACTCGGCACATGGCAAAGTTCTGTTGGAACCGCTTATAAGGCAACTTTAAAGGCAGTTAAAAATACGCCTGTTCCTTTCAGGATTCATGTCCCCACGCCTCTGAATACAATAATCGTGTATTCGTTGGAAGATGGACGCGATATGCTTTCTATTCAGCAGCTAAAGGATGAAAATGAGGAGCAATATTATCTTTGTTTTTCAGAGGATAAATATTTCATAATTAAAAATGGGCAAATAACAAAAGCCGGCATAAATGGGTTTGGAGGAATTCCATTAACGGAATATCCAAACAATCCGGATCGATTGTCAGATATTGAAATTGCTATTACGGCACTGGATCAGATAAATAAAATGCAGTCTGATCGAATGAATGGAATTGAGCAGTTTGTCCAGGCATTTATGCTTTTCAAAAACTGTGAAATCAACAAAGATGAATTTATAGAAATGAGCCAGTTGGGAGCAATACAGGTTAAAGATTCAGCGCAAACCAATAAGTCAGATGTAAAGCTTATGACTGCTGAGCTCAACCAGGAACAAACTCAGGTATCAAAAGATGATGTGTATCGTCAGGTTCTTGTAGTAGAGGGAATGCCAGATCGTCAGCAAAATTCCGGAGGAGATACTGGTCAGGCGGTGTACCTTAGAAATGGCTGGGATTTTGCAGAACAAAGGGCAAAGCTTGATGAACCATTTATCATTGAAGCGGAAAAGAAGCATTGTCAAATTGTTCTGAACATCATCAAGCAAACAACGAATGACGTCCCTTTGACTGTAAGAGATTTCGATGTAAAGATTACACGAAACTCTACAGATAACATGCTTGTCAAAGCTCAATCCTTAGATTATTTATTGAAAAATAAAGTGAATCCGTTAATTGCTTTAACAACTTGCGGTTTGTTTGGAGATCCTGAAAAAGTATGGATAATGAGCAAACCCTACATGGATACCATATTTAAAACTCAGGATCAGATTGATGTTGAAGCAGAAAAACAGAGAGCATATGAGTTGTTGAAGAGTCAACCAAATAATTCAGTTAAAACAGGAGAAGCGTAGCAGCTTTTCTTTTTTTATTTAAAATTTGGAGCCATCCGTAAATGGCATAATCCAGCAGGTGCGACCTGCGTAACCAAAAGCGTGGATAAAAGGAGGAAATTATTATGACTAGAGAACAGGCTAAAAAAAATTTAATTGCCCTTGGAGTTGCTGAACCGACCGATGATCAGGTTACGAACTACCTAAATCAGCACAACGGAGAAGTGAAAAAAATCCAAGATGATGCTGATAAATGGAAAGAAGAAGCCAAAAAGGCTGGGGACCTGCAGACAAAGCTTGATGAAATTGAACAGCAAAATCTTACGGAATTGGAAAAAGAAAAGAAGGCAAGGGAAACAGCTGAAAAAACAGCTGCTGACTTGCAAAAACAGCTTACACAGTCAGCTGTTCAAGGTATTTTCGCTAAGGCTAATTTATCTGGAGATGAGTTTTCAGGAATGCTAAATGCATTATCTACTATGGATTTAGAATCTGCCAAGACCAGTGCTGAAGCATTTGTAGCTGGAATTTCTAAGCGAGATGAAGTAAATAAAACACAGTGGCAGAAAGAAACTTTTGAAAACACACCGAATCCAGGGGCTGGAGATCCACCGGCAAATACGGATCAGGGTAAGAAGAGTGCTGCGGCTGAATACGCAAAGCAGTATTCCCAGAATAAAAATCCGCAGCCAGTTGCAACACCTATTGTCGGCGCACAGCCGGAACCATTAATTTAAGGAGGATATGACATGGCTTACATGAAAGTGATTCAGGGAGAAACGCTCCCCAACTTTTTGGAAAGTGCCGTAGGATTGGTACAGAAAACTGAAATGGTTACTCAGGCAATGGCGACTACTGTAGACACCAAAAAACTGATTTATGGTGGAACGGCTTTCCCGTCTAATGACAGTAATGCAACAGGTATTGTTTTTGAGACTGTTGATATGATAGACGACACAAAGCGTCCTGCAAGTGTAATTAAAGCGGGCAGAATTTATGGAAACAGATTAAAGATCGAATTGACATCGGCAGCAAAAACAGCTTTGGCAGCAAAGGGGTTTGTTATCCTTGATGCTCCCGAAGTTGAATTTTAATCAGGAGGTACTAAGATGCCATTTAATGTATTGGACGCTATTAGCGTAGAAGAAAGATTGAGCTTTGCTCAGAACTTTGCGGTTGCAAGACCAACGGTTCTGGATACCATTTTCCCGGATATAAAGACCCAGCATTTTAAAGCTGAGTACTACCGATTAATGCAGGGCCAGAACCTGCCAACTCCAGCATATGTACATGCTCTGGATACAGAAGCTCATATCGGCACCCGTCCTACATTCGAGAAGGTGTTGACCGAAAAACTCTTCATTAAAGAGAAGATCAATCAGTCAGAGCAGATTCAGATGTACATTACCAATGGTGTGCCTGATGATGATGGTTTAATTAAGTGGGTATTTGATGATATGGGCCGTTTATCTGACAGTGTTGTTACCAGAACTAAGATTGCTAAAGGAAATGTAATGAGTACTGGAATCATGAAAATCAAGGAAAACAACCTTGATATGACTATTGATTTCGGGATTCCTGCTGAGCAGAAGATTAACTTTGGTGATTGGTCTGATCCGGAATATGATATCTTTTCGGACATCCAAAAAGCCGTTAAGATCCTAAAAGATCAGGGGAAGATTGCTAATCGTATGCTGACCTCTGACACACAGGTGCAGCGTATGAGAAAAAATAGATCCATGCAAATTGCCATTTATGGTGCAACCAATGTTGGGAAACTGGTGACCATGGCTGAATTGCAGAGAATGTTACAGGAAGAATTTAAACTGCAGGTAATCTCATGTGATGAAATGTTTGCCTATGTAAAATCGAATGGCTCCAAAGCAAACAAGAGATACTTTGATGAAGATAAAATAACCTTTTATACTGCCGATGTTGCTGGTAGTGTTGGTATTGGTCTCTGGGGCCCAACTCCTGAAGAATCTGAATATACGGCATTCCAGGAAGCTTTGGAGAAGATGTTTGTCACAGTAACTATGTGGTCCACAAAGGATCCCGTAGCCAAGTGGACAAAGGCTTCTGGTATGTTTATTCCCGTATTACCAGATCCTTACGGAATTGTAATTGCAACTGTTTTAACTGGATCTATAACGCTTGGGACGTTGACGGTTAGCTCTGCCGCCGGTACAGCTTCTGGAGATACCAAAGTAACTGTTTCCCCGACAAAGGAAAGCGGAAATCTTTATAAATACAAAGTTGCTGATGCAGCTACCACAGTAATTTATGGTCAGAATGTGCAGACATGGTCAGCATGGGATGGAAGCGCAGATATTACAGCGATAACCGGTAAGGTAATTACCATTGTTGAATGTGATTCCACCTACAAAGCCATTAAGGCAGGTAATGCAACAGTAACAGCTAAGGCGTAAGAAAGGTGGTGTGGTGAGTGGAAGCGGATATTCTGGCTGATGTAAGTACATATCTTGGTGACGAAGTAAGTGAACAGGATAATCCGGTTCTGCTCATTCTCATCAATCGGGCAATTCGCAAGGTATGCTCTAAGCGTTATCCCTATGGGTATACTGACGCGCAAAAGGAAGCGGCGGTTTCAAAGTACCGGGATGTGGTCTTTGATGGTGCTGTTTATTATTGGGCCAAGCAGGGGAGTGAGGGTCAGAATTCTCATTCTGAAAACGGGATTTCCCGTGGTTATCAGAGTGAAGATGACCTTTACTTTGATGTGGTTCCTATGGCAAAGACTTTATAACTTATATTTTAGACGGTGCGTGTCTGGCTAACCTCCCGGCCAGACGCAGGGTGCATATCGGAATAATGGTGGTGGGCAGATATGCTTATAATGTCTGGGAGACAGTGAAAATGGAACTAATAACAAGATATATTGATATATCGGTATAAAACTAAGGTGGATTTGAAGGGAGACTAAAATGAGAGAATTGTCAACGATTCAGAAAAGAGAAAAGTTAAACAGAGTCTTTGCGGTAGATGGTGAAGGTCCGGGCGGTGCAAACCATGAATATTTGATAGTGTCTGATTCTGGTCTTGCGGAGCCGAAAGAACAGAAAATCGAATTGCAGAAAGGACCTCGCAAAGAAGAGGACTCACATCATGGCGTTATTGACACAGATTTATTGGAAATTGTGCGTGACAGATTAAAGAACTTTCAGGCTGGACCATTCTCTTCCAGAGAAAATGCCTGTGCTCTTACTCACATTGAAGAGGCTCTTATGTGGCTTAATCGTAGGGTTGAGGACAGAATTGAGAGAGAAGTTCTTGGTCTTAATCAGAAATAATAAATATATTGACTTGGTTATTGTAAATAGTTCCTTCCAAAAACTTCCTTTCTGTCGTATAATTGCGGTAAGGGGGAATGTGGCATGGAAATAAAAGAAGTGTTCGAGATTGCCGGGGCCATATTGGCTAGTTTAGGTGGCGGTTCTGCGATTGTTTTAAGTTTTTCTAGCTGGTTTGGAAAAGTGTGGGCCAATAGGATTCTTGAGAAAGAAAAAGCAGAGCATAGCAAAGACTTGGAGCAATATAAAAGAGAACTATCAGAGGAGTTAGAAAAGGTAAAGTCTTTAAATGATAAAGCACTCTATGTATCTAAAGTTCAATATGATAATGAATATAGAATATATTTAGAGATATGGTCAGCTTTAAATGAGGCTATTATTTTTTCCGAGATGCTTTATCCTATTGTGGAAAAAACACCAGAAGATAAAGAAGAAAAACAAAAATTTAAGGAAGAGAAATATAAAAAATTTGCAGAAAAATATAATTTATATTCCTTCTTGATTGATAAGTATGCTCCATTCTATAAAAAAGAGTTTTATGATTCATTTAAAGAAGTTAGAAAATTATGTAGTAACTTGGGAAATACCTTTGAAATTTATGAATTGGATTTAAAATCTAATGAGTCCAAAGATGCTGATTTACGTAAAGAAATTTACAGAGACATTCCACAAGAATTAGAAAAACTTAAAGATGATTTGCAACAAAAAATCAGGGATTATTTATTGAGTTTGCAATTAACTGTATAAAGTGAGAGCAGAGAGGAAGTCTTCTCTGCTTTTTATGTTAGAAAAAAAGAAGGCGGTATGGTGCGTGCTTTAAAAAGAAATCAAAAAACATTATATTACCAACTCTATTCGGAGCATATCCCGGTCTATGAGACCGATTTGGACGGAAATATCATCTATGACCCGGTGACAGGCGAACCGCTCCTTACTGGAGATTATACGGTTGGCTATGCGGACCCGGTAAAGTTCGAGGCGAATGTATCCCCGGCACGGTCCGAAGCCCAGACAGAGCCTTTCGGAGTGAATACCGATTATGATAAAGTGATATGCTCCTGTGACCTTGCTCTTCCAATTGATGAGTTGTCACAAGTATTTGTTGACCGGAAGCCGGAGGCCGGCAAAGGAGCAGATTATAAGGTTGTCAAAGTGGCACGGAGTATTAATTCCGTGCTTTTTGCTATTAAACAGTTGCCAGACGGAGGTACGGCGAATGGCTAAGTATAAAAAGAAACCAGTGGTGATAGAAGCTTTTAGATTCCAGATTGATGATGTAATGCCAGACTGGTTCAATAAAAAGCGAATCACAAATGAAATTATAACTCGTGAAGATGGAACGTGTGATATAAAAACTCTTGAAGGAACAATGAGAGCGGATAAAGGTGATTATGTAATCTTGGGAGTGAAGAGCGAAGTATACCCCTGTAAGCCTGATATCTTTGAAGCAACCTATGAAAAGGTTTTGCCTTTATCTCCATTACTGGAAAATCAAAAAATAGATGTTGGGTTCATGACTGATGAAGAATGGAAAAAACATCTTGATGAATTGAAATGTCAAAGCGAGTAATCCGAGGAAACTTCTCCTCAAAAGGAATCCAGGATATCATAAATCAGCTTGAGCAGTACAAAGCCGATTTGCACCGGAAAGCTGAACTGCTATACCAACGTTTGGCAGAAGTCGGCCAGACAGTGGCTTTGCAAAGCATTAATGATTCACCCTTGGGGAAGACAATAACCCTGAGAATAGAAATGGCTCCCAGACCTGAAGGTTGTAAAGCTATACTGGTTGCCGCCGGGCAAACTAAATCCAATGACCACGGAAATATAAATACATTACTTCTTGTTGAGTTTGGATCCGGTATCCGGTTAAATGCCAACGAGAATCCTAAAGCTGGTGAATTTGGCATGGGTGTGGGTACGTATCCCGGGCAGATTCATGCTTTCGACCCAGATGGTTGGTATTACTGGGGAGAAGACGAAAAATGGCATCATACATACGGTACAAAAGCCACAATGCCAATGTATAATGCATCTGTGGCTATTCGTACGCAGGTGGCAACTATCACAAAGGAGGTATTTCAGTAATGCTTGATATTTCCTCTTTGGTTTATACCCGTTTGGTGAATAATGAAACACTTAAAAAACACCTCAAAGGAAGTGGAACTACGAGGAATGATAAACCTTCGGAATTCCCCTACTTATATTTCAAGAGCCTGGGACAGCCGACAATAAGCAGTTCCTTGCAGAATAAGCAATGTGCCATATCAGCGGACTTTGAAATTACCATTTATGATTCCGGTTCTTCCAGTAAGGCAAAACAATTGATTTTCCTTGCAGCAGATATTATGACAGAGCTTGGATTCGCTTTAAAATATGGTCCGTTAGAAATGGACCGTTCAAATACATCAGAAGCATATCGTTGGATTGCAAGGTTTCATAGAACATACTGCGACGGCGATTTGATCTAAAAAATATGAGCAATTAACTTTGAACTTTGCTTAATGGCGAGGTTCTTTTTTGTGCAAAAAGGAGGATATGACCTATGGCAAAAGCTGTAGATTTATCAACTGCGGGTATCCATGTTGGATATGGAATAGAAACAACTGCCGGGACAAAGCCCACGGCTTTCACTGATCTGCCAAATCCTAAAAGTATTCCTGATGTAAATCCGGAAGTCGGTACCTATGATGTAACGTCTTTGAATGATACTGAATGGAAACGTTATATCGAGGGATTAAAAGATGTTGGCGGCGCTTTGGCAATTACATTCGGCATGTCTCAGGTATTTCTTGATATGTGGGAAGATATTTGTGACCAATATGAAACAGCCAGAGACGCCGACAAGAGAATGTGGATTGAGTTTTACCACCCTAGATTAACAAAAGGATTTTTCTTCACCTGTACACCTACCAGAATGGGCTGGGCGGCTTCTGATGTTGACAGCGCATGGGATACCAGTGTTTCTGTAACTCCTACAGGAGAAATTGGCTGGACCACAGCCGTTGAGCCTACTGAAGCAGCTTAATAATTAAGAGGGAGGTATTTAGATATGAAGGTTTTAACAATTGGAGGCAAGGACTATAAAGTAGAGTTCTCCTTTGAAGCCGCAGAATATAAAGACTGTGTTGACAAGATATTCAAGATTGTCTCTGGCAGCTACATAATGAAGAATGGTCCATCTGAAGATGGTGAAAAGGTATCTATGGCGACAGCGTTTGTGGACGGAACATCTGACATGGTTTCCGACATTCCCAAAATCGCGGTTACAGCCCTTTATGCTGGCTTACTGGAAAATAATCCTGTAGAGAATGAACAGGAGACTAAAGCTCTGTTTAAGCAGTTTGTCAAAGAGAATCCAGATGATGAGCGCGCTTCTTTCTGGGGAATGTATGATTTCTTAAGGGAATGTATGGAAGATGATGGTTTTTTCAAACTCACCGGAATGGACAAGGTGATTGCCAAGATGAACGAAGCGGCAGAGGAAGCGGATCAGAAGTCCAAATCCGGGAAGATTCCACAGGATCACAAAAAGAAGTCAACTTCCACGAAATAATCTGGGAACAGTTTTTGCCAGCAGCTTTAGTAATGGAGGTTCCTTATGATTTATTCTGGCATTTGAATCCTCGAAAGCTGTTGCCTTTTGCAGAAGCCTATCGAAGAAAACAGCAAGTTCGCAGTAATGAAATGTGGCTCATGGGTCAATATGTTGCTTCAGCTTTGGATGCTACAGTATGCAATGCTATGCCATTTATTAAACGAAAGCGGAAAGGTAAGTATTTTGAAGAACCAATTCGAGTAACACCAAAGACAGAAGAAGAGAAGAAAATGGAAGAAGATAAGGCCCTACAAAGCTTTTTGGGTTTTGCTGGTGCATTTGAAAAAGATGTTAAAAGAAGAAATGGAAAAGGCGAGTGATGGGCGAAAATTCACTCGCCTTTTTTTGTATGTGTAAAGGGTGGTGAAACCATGGCTGATGTAATTGATGATCTGAAAGTCCAAATAGATGCCAATACAAACAGTGCTGATGCCAAAATAGATAAATTCATACAAAAGATGATATCTTTGCAATCTGCTATATCTGGGATTGAGATGTCCGGTGCAAATCAGGTGGCCTCTGGAATAAATCAGATTGCTTCATCTATCCAGAGTTTTAATGAACGAACTAAAACAGCAGATTTTTCAAGAGTAACTAGGGGATTAAATAAACTGGGAGCTGTTGATGTTCAAGGAGTAAGCAATGCTTCCAGAGCAATGTCGACTTTGTCGACTAATTTAGGTAGCATGGGGACAATTTCCTATGATTCACAGGGAATAATTAATCTTGCGTACTCTATTTCCAAATTGGGTGGAAAAACAGTTACTCAAGCTACCCAGAATATCCCTTTGCTTAGAGGAAATCTGCAAGGTTTTATTCAGACAATGAATGGACTTAATTCAGTGACTTTCGATGCTTCCGGATTAAATTCACTGGTAGGTTCTATTTCCAAATTGGGTAGCAAGTCAGCGGGAAATGCCAATCCCAATATTCAGGCCCTTGGCGTTGCATTAAAAACCATGATGCAAACATTGTCTGGTGCGCCGGCGGTAAATAAGAATCTTATTCAGATGACCAATGCGCTGGCAAATTTGGCTTCCAACGGTTCAAAGGTATCAAGTGCCAGCCATGCTATGACGAATAGCCTAAATTCCTATTCCATCAGTGCCGGAAAGGCTAAAGGCAGTACTAAAGGTCTTGTTTCTCAAATTGGTATGCTTTATGCGAAGTATTTTCTTTTAGTTCGTGGAATTAAGGGATTATGGAAAGCAACAGAATCTTCCATGGACTACATAGAGACACTTAATTATTTTGATGCTGCATGGGGGCAAGTAGCGGATAATGCTATCGGAAGTTGGAAGCAATCTGGCTATGATTCTGCCGAAGCCTATGCTGATTCCTTTAGCAAACGAGCCCAAGATTTAACTGGGAAGATGTCCGGGTTTAAGGCTGATGATAATGGTAACTTAGTTTCAACAGGTATGCCAAGCTTGGGTATTGATCCTGATAAGGTCATGAACTATCAGGCTACCTTTGGACAAATGGCATCTTCCATGGGCGTAGCTTCTGAGACTGCTTTGCAGTTGTCTAATGCTCTAACCATGATAGGAGCAGATCTTGCTTCTGTGAAAAACATGAATTTCGAAGATGTTTGGAATGACATGGCCTCTGGTATGGTTGGTATGAGCCGGACCCTGGATAAATACGGCGTTAATATCCGAAACGTGAACTTGCAAGAAAAACTGCATGAACTGGGAATAAAGACAAAAATAACAGCTTTAAACCAGCAGGATAAAGCATTATTGAGAACCATGATCCTATTAGATTCCACCCGTTATGCATGGGGAGATTTATCAAATACCCTGGGACAGCCTGCAAACCAGTTACGATTATTACAATCCAATTTCGCCAATTTGGCGCGGACTATAGGAAATTTGTTTCTCCCTATTGTGGCAACAGTTCTCCCCTACATTAATGCGTTGGTGATTGCGGTTCAAAGATTATTTTCTTGGATCGGAAGCCTTCTTGGTATTAAAATCGGATCCCTTGGATCTTCTATTGGTTCGGCCTCCGTTGACATGGACGGATTGGAAGAGGCTGCTGGCGGCGTAGCTGACAAGATGGGTGATGCTGCAGATAAGTCTAAAAAGATGGCAAGTAATTTACAATCCTTTGATAAATTAAACGTAATAAATTCCAGTGATAGTTCTTCCGGATCCGGAAGTGGTGGAGCAGGGCCCGGTAGTGGATTGCTTGACGAGGCTTTCTTAGATTCATTTTCTGAATATCAAGCGGCATGGGACAAGGCCTTTTCCAATATGGAAAACTCTGCTCAGAACATGGCAGATAAAATTGAAAATGCCTTTAAGAGAGTTTGGGAAGCAGCAGAGCCCACAAGAGAGGCTTTGAATCGATTATGGAATGAAGGATTTGCGCAACTTGGAAACTTTACATGGACCGCCCTCAAGGACTTCTGGAGTGAGTTCTTAGTGCCACTTGGTAAATGGACATTGGGAACCGGACTTCCTATGTTCATTGATTGTATAAATAACTTTTTGATGAAGATTGATTTTCAAGCAATTAACGCCGCATTAAAGAATTTCTGGCAGGCACTGGAACCATTTGCAGAAAAAGTAGGAGAAGGATTAATTAGATTTTTCGGTGATCTTTTATCATTTGGTGCTGACTTTATCAATGCAGTGGTACCAGGAGGACTTAACAGCATTGCAGATGCATTAAGAAAAATAAGCCCGGAGCAGGCTGAAAAGATAGGATATGCCTTGGGAGTTATTGCCACCGCTTTAACTGGACTGAAAATTATTGGAACAGTGGCGACAGGACTTGAAACAATTTCTAAGATATTTGGTGGTTCATCAATAGCAAAGGGCTTTGGCATATTAAAAGGAGGAGCTGGCATTGTAGGTAATTTAGCACTAAAATTATTGAATTTGCTAGGGGTGGGAAAGCTTCTTTTAAAATTCACGCCGTTTTCCACATTGGCAACTGATATGGCTTTGTCTGGCGCATCTTTGCCTACACTTTTAAAGTCATTAATTTTAACGCCAATTATTACTTTTTTCACTTCTACATTGCCGACCGCTTTTGCTGGCTTAGCCGGCTCGATAGGAAGTTCATTAGGGTTAACTGGAGCTGCAGCTGTAACTGCCGGCGGAGCGCTCATAATTGCAGCCATAGCGGCAGTAGTTGCAGGAATCGTTTATGCAGTCACACATTGGGACGAAATAAAGGAGTTTTGGACTCAGAAAGTCCCGGCGTGGTGGAACGGTACTGTATTACCATTCTTTGAATCTATCCCTGAAAAGCTCACTGGGGTATGGGACAAAGTAAAATCTACAGCTTTTTCAGCATGGGACAAATTAATTCAATATTTGACTGGGATTCCTGAGAGAATTGGAGTAATTGTCGAAAATATAGGAAATTGGTTTAGTGAACTGCCTGGAAAAATCGGATACGCTTTGGGATATGCTCTGGGAACTATAACCAAGTGGGGTATAGAAGTAGCTGATTATATGGCTAAGAAAATTCCTGAAATCGTAACTTCAGTGGTAATATGGTTTTCTGAAATGCCTGGGAAGATATATAATGCGATTGCTACATTTGCCGTTAATGTAGTTACATGGGGAGTTGAAACATATACTGCGTTTCAGCAAAAAGTATCTGAAATTATTGCCGGCGTAGTGATTTGGTTTACAGAGCTGCCTGGGAAAATATACGATGCGATAATCAAAATCAAAGATAACATTACTACTTGGGCTAATAATACTATACAATTTTTTAAGACTGAGGTCCCCGTAATAATTGAAAAAGTAGTGGGATTCTTTGAAGAATTACCAAAGCAATTAATTACTGTAGGGGAAAATATGATAAAAGGTTTGTGGAACGGTATTGCAAACTTAACGGATTGGATTGGAACAAATATAGCGAATTTCTGCGAAGGTGTGATAAAAGGATTTAAGGCAGGGTTTGATGAGCATTCACCTTCAAAAGAAGCGTTTCAAATTGGTGATTATTTTACTGTTGGACTTATGAATGGTATTGAGGATAAGTTTGGTGCTATTTATTCCAAAGTTGATGCCTTTGCAGATAATTTGACTGATTATCATATCGTGCTTCCATCAGTAGATAGTAGCGTACAGGTTAACCGAGAGTTCTTTGATATGGTGGATACTTCCGCTAGTGTATCTTTTGATAATTCACAATATGATTTCAAAGCTGGCATATCTGCTGAGTTAAACGCGGCATTATCCGGAATTATTGATTATGATCGTTTGGGAAATGTTCTGGCCGAGAAACTTGAGAGTGCCAAAATCACTGCAGAGTTGGATTCAGATAAAGCCTACAACAATGTAAAGGATAACTGGAATAGGGAATATTCGCGGAATAAAAAGGCTCCGGTTCCTATTTAAAAATGTATTATTAGTCATTAAAAGTACAAAGGCGAGATGTATTATCTCGCCTTTGTGATAGAGAAGCTTCCTTATTATAATGCAAGATGAAACAGATAAAATTAATAGAGTAATATACAAGTAATATACAAAAACCTTAAAGTCCTCATGTATGTGGAACTCTAATGCTACATCTAAAGTAGCTTAATCGCATATTCAAACCTCGGAAACCTCGTGTTTACGGGGTTTTTTGTTTTATATCAATAAGGAACTCTTCTGTGATAACCCTGTTCTATACTTGAATATTACTATATAGTATGGTATGTTTAAATATAAGATTGGGGGATTTAATATGAAAAAGCACCTTTTAACAGTGACATTGGCTCTTGGAATTATATGTATAACGGGCTGTTCAGAAAATGGTTCGGATATGCAAACAGCTGCTGAAATTAAAGGCGGTGTAAGCATTTATGAAGGAGATAAGAGAGTAATATTTAATTTGAGCACTTTGCCTTATGATATGGAATACAAAGAATACACTCCTCAATTTTCATCATGTGAAATGTATCAGGATAAGTCAGACAATTTTTATACTCCTTACATCGTTGCAAAAGTTAAAATAGATGGAATTGATGATGAAACACTGCGTTGGTTTGATGAAGATTTATATGCTTATGGTACCATGTATAATGAGAAAAATCAATTAAACAACAATGAATTGTCAAAAATCTGTGTAACTGATAATAGCGGATATCGATATTATGTATTTTCAGATTCATTACTTTTTTCTCATGATTATAGATACGATTTTTCGGAATCTTCTTTTAATGTGGGTTTTTTGATTCTTCAAGGAGAAGATTATAGAGCTTTGCAATTTATTTATACTGGATTTTCAGGTTCAAATGTTAAGGATTTAAAAGATGCAGGCGAAGAAGTCTGGCGCGCAATCAAACAAAAACAAAATCCAAAGTAG